TCCCAAAGTAATCTTCAGGACTCTCGCCCTGTGCAGGATCAATCACCGGATCAGGTAGGTTGGCTGTGCTGAGTGGTAAATATGCCATATCAGTTCCTTATGCCGGTGGATCGTACTTGAATGGTTGTTGGCCGAAATTGAATATAAATCGCCCTGCATCACCACCATCATCGCCACAACAGGGAATCCAAGTATCTCCTTTGTCTGTTGGTAGCTCTACATCTACGATGGGGCTTGCTCCGCCATTCAGATAAATCTTTAAAGTTTGCGGTGTCGAATCAAGGTCTAAAGCAAAGCCAAGAACACTACCATCAGATAATGTAGTAAAGCGTTGCGTAGGGCTAGGTTCCGTACCCCAGATAATTGCTCTATCTCCACGATGATATCCGACTGACTTAAAGTAAGCCGCACCATCTGTGTTTGTTTCAGTTGCTAGTGCTTCGGCAGTTGTAAACCCTGCATTTGAATCGTCTGCATGAGAAACAAGAGTGACTTCGTGATACCACTTGCCAGATGTAAGACCCATTGTTCCGACTGCGCTATCGTTGCCAGAAGTAGATGTAAAAGTTAAGTCTAGGTTTCCGTCAGCGAGCGTAAACGCACTAGGTGTGCCAAACTTAGCAATTGGATTCATGGTGCAGAAGTTATTCGTCGGACTATCAGCCAACGTATCGTTATGGTCTAGGTTGACAGGTTGCCAATCGTTGTCATTACTTGTCTGATCTAGCCAGAAGGCCGCTTCCCGTGTGTCTGCAAAGGCGGCGTAGATGTATGTGCCTGATCCTGCGTTAACTGAAGCATCTGCTGACGCAGAAGCAGGAATGGTAAATCCATTATCATTAAAAGTTATTTTACGAGATGAGCTATCAGATTCGGTGGCAGTTAAATTAGCAAAAAGATGCCTACCATTATCGCCTTCAACATCACGAGTGTTATCAAATATAACCCAGTACGCATCGCCCGGATCGCTGTCAGTACGCTTGAGTAGAACAAAAGCGGGCTTAAATGGATTGGTTCCGCTAGATGTACCATCATCTGTTGTGTAAACAGTTATTTCGCCTGTTGCTCCAGAATAGCTATCAAACTTAGAATACCCCGACTTCTCAGCCCAGACATAAGAAATATAATCTCTGCTTGTCTTATTCATTTCATCAGCGGAAGAAACTCCAACGGTAAACGTATCTGTACCATATGCTTGATAAAACGTAGATGATGAATTTTTAGCACCTGTTGTCTGAAGCGTTAGATAATCATTAACTCCAAAGCCAGAAAGACCGCCTATGCCAACTACCCAACTTGTCGCATGGCTAGTACATTTGGTAATAATTAAAGACGGAGAAGCCCCAAGCTCATGACCAACGGTTGCGCCTGAAGTTTGGTTTCCTGACCACTTCACGATAGAGAAACCATAAGTAGTGCTAGCAGAAAGTCTTGTAGCAGAAATAGTCCCCGCTAGTGCAGACGTAGAGTTAACGCCATCAATCTTGACGCTACCTGCTGTTGGGACACTCCCCGCCCCTGCTGAGTTGTCAACGGTAGGTGCGCCTCCTGCTTTCCAACACCAAGCAACGTGGCTTAATCCATTGCCATTAACGTGTGAATAATTACCAACAGTAAAACCATCAGAGTCAAAAGACAATAAGGTATTCCCGTAATCAAAATCTTTATCAGTTGTGTTGGTTCTTAAAGTAACGTCTGCACCACGAATCGTATCGTACAAAGAATTGCTCGTAGTGTTATCTCTGTTTTTAATCCAGACTAAATCTGGTGAAAAGCCAACGCCAGTAACACTTTGCGTACTTGTTGTTGTAGCTCCGTTGCCTTCATACAAGACAGTATTAAACGCCTCCACCTCTGCATCGTCTGCAAAACTCAATCGAAAGCCATTCGTACCGTAGGCCAGTCCTGATGGGTCTTTAGGAATCCACACACCGTTCTTGAGTTCACCGAATGAGTCAGCGTCTAGGGCTGTGCCGTCGATGAAGTTGACTTCGGCTAGGTAGCCGTCGAATAGTCCTGATTGATTAAAGTTACTTCCGAAATAATGATCCACACCGTTGGCGGCATATTTTGGAGTATGCGCTGTCATTGCCGTGGTAGTAGTTAATGATTGATTTACTCCGTTTAGGTATATCTTTATTTCTTCATTGCCTGAAGTTGAATTGAATTTTATTACTGCATGATACCAAGCCGAATAGTCACGCAGTACCGCAGTTGTTTTTACATTGACTTTTGCACTTCCGCCAATAGCGGAGTAAACACTTAACTGGTTTGAGGAAAGTGCTACTTGCCCAAAATTATTGCTGTCCGTATACGGGTATAAAATTGTCGCAGGACTAGACGGATTGGATAACTTAAACCAAAAACTAAACGTAAATACTCCCGCAGTTGTTGGATTGCTATCAGGAGTCCACTCTAGGTACGCACTGTCATCATCATTGAACCGTAGACTCTGCTCTAGCGGGAAGTCGTAGAAGCCCGCCGCACCGCCTGAGAAAAATTGACTATTATCAAACATTATGAAAACGCCAGTTGTGGTGCGCCAAGTAAGATACTACCGGACGCTGATACGATATATGGAACAAGATCAGTTGTACTTGCCGCTGTGGATAAGGTGATTGAGTCCACGCCTCCCGCAGTTTTGTACTCCGACTCAAGCGAGACTGTGCGATTGCCAGTAGCATCTTGAATAAACACGATGAATCCAGACTGCCCGACTGATTCAGTAGAAGGATTTTTTAGCGTGATATTGCCAGTGAGTGTGAGGACAAAGTTCTGGTTGGCATCAAAGTCAAGTGTAATGTCACCAGTGTTGGTTGTATCTGTGTCGGTTGATCCACGTTGTGCGGCTGTGAATGTGTTGTTCTCGTCCTTCTTGACGATATCAGCGTCAGCCGTTTCCTTTGCGTCTAACTGAGTCTGGATCGCTGAAGTAACGCCATCGACGTAGTTCAGTTCTGCTGTTGTAGCCGTAACCCCATCAAGGAGGTTGATCTCTGCGGGAGTTGCCGTGATAGCTGTACCGCCAACCTGAAGGGTGGTTGCATTGACTTCACCAGACGCACCGTAAACCACCGCTTTGCTGTTGACGATGGTACCGGCAGTTGAGCCATCAACGAGGTTTAACTCCGCAGTTGTGGAAGTTACCCCGTCAAGGATGTTGAGTTCGTTTACGTCTAGAGTAGCACCGTCAAGGATGTTGAGTTCGGTGGCTGTGGAGGTAATCGCAGTACCATCGATGGACAGCGTCGAGAAATTACCCGTACCAGCAGTCGCGGCACCGATATTGGTTGCATCGATAGCCCCACCGTTGATATCTGCCTTCGAGATAACCACGGAACCTGTGCCGTTGGGGGTGAGGTTGATATCCCCATCTGCTCCGTCGTAGATACGAATCGAACCTGAAGAAGAGCCTGCGTTGGTATTGATAATGATGTCCCCGGCACCATTTGTCGTAACCGTCGCGTCAACCCCTGAATCCCCTACACGGACCGTGTCCGCATCGAGGTTAACATTACCAGTACCATCAGGTGTGAGGGTGATATCCCCAGCAGTGTCTGTGGACGAGATGGTGTTACCGTCAATTTGGAGGTTGTCGACGCGGAGATCCGTAACTGCGGAGTTTGTACCGATGGTTACCCCATCGATAGATCCGGCGTTGATGTCCGCTGTATCAGCAACGAGGGCATCGATGTTAGCAGTACCTGTGATGTAGAGGTCGTTCCACTCCGAACCTGTCGCACCGAGATCGTGGGTCGCATCAGCAGACGGGATCAAACTCGAGGCAACATCTGCGGTGACTGTGACAGTATCCGTATCGGCGTTACCGATGGTTGTACTACCGTTGAGAGACACCGCCCCAGATACGGTGAGTCCTGCCATCGTGAAACTGGCTGTATCATCTAGTTTTGCGGCAGTAACAGCATCATCTGCTAAACCGGCTGTGGTGATCTCGGGGCCTTCCCCAGATGAGCCGTCGTGTGAGTGTCCGTTTGATGCGTTAAACGCGGCCTGAATGGCATCAAACTCTCCGTCGAGATCCGATGCGTTGATGATGTTTCCATCAGCAATGTTGTTGGCCGTATCGTTACGAGTATATCCTTGTCCCATTATTATTTTACCTCCGGCCGTATTGACCGTACTGGATGATCATTGAGTCGAGAGAGAATGGCGGATCGCTCGAGTCACTCTCGAAGTTGAACGCCACTACGTTTCCTGAACCTGTGAGTTGTATGTCAAAAATGTATTGCAAGTTTCCGCCGAATCCTGATGTTCCGTAGGTTGCTACACCGTAAAATGCCGCTGGAGATGCCGTGTTTGAAATCGTGATGACTTCGGGCTGTACGACATTTGCTTGGTTGTAGTCGTACTCCGTTGACATTTCTGCACTGAATCCCCCTTGAGGATCTACGAAGAGTTGCATCTTGTACATACTCTTTCGTGTGGAGGGATCTTGTATGGGGAGCTCTGGCGTTTTGAATGACGCTACAATGTTGGTCCCGTCAAAGCTGTTCCCGTCTTCCATACGATACACATAACCATCGTCGTTGGCAAACAGGAGATACTCTTCAGTATCGTTCAAGGAGCTCGACGAAACGTAGGCATTGATTCCCCGTGTTTCAGCCCACTGCATTCCTTCCCCGCCCTGCTCGGCAAACTGTGTTCCGAGTATACCGCGAGCCGCGTTGTCTGTGTAGCTCGAGTTAAAGCCGAAGAGACGGTACTGTGATTTGGAGCGGATGACGACACTAGCGAAGTGTGACGACTGCCCAATAAACTGTGTCATCGTGGGTTGGATGTTTTTAGACACAACACCCAATCCGAAATCGTTGTTTCTTTCGGTGGCACTGAGAAGGCGTAACCCGTCAGGTCCCAAGAACATGATGTCGCCGCCGATCTCTTGAGCGGTGTCAGGCTTTACTGCACCGATGTCCCGCGTGATGGGCTCGAGGGTGAAGTCAGCAACCGTGGAACCCACCAATAAATGTATTGACTGCTCGGTGAATATGACCAACTGTTCGCGGAACGAGATCATATCCGTGACTGCATTATCAAATACTATTGTACCCGCACCTGACGCGGGTGTAAAGTCCGTATCACTAAAAGGTGCTGTAAAAGTTACAATATTGTCTTCGGAGAAGAAGAGGTGGTTCTTGTGGTTGGTTACGAAGTCAGCCCCGTTGACTTCCGTCGTTGCCGTCGTAATCTGAGCAAATGTCGAACCATCCCACTTGAAAGGTTTCCCCTGACCATCGGTAATAATGAGAACGTCTGTGCCGGCAAACTTGTGCTTCGCAAACCGTACGAAGCCGCTACCGGCTAGACTAACCCCGGAGGAGCTATAGGTTGCGTTGTCCGTGAGTTGTGTCCAACCACTTCCGCCTGACTGGTACAGGTGTGAACCCCGTGCCGCATACACCGCCTGCTCAAACTCCACAACACCCCGTACGAATCCACTACCGGGCAGGACTGTGTCGTCCCACTTTGAGTATCCTTCAATACGACGATATCCACCATCTACTGACGGTTCAAAGTTCCGCATTACCGTTGCGGAGCCCGGATAGTTGAGTCCCTGTTGCAGGGGTGACAGATTAGTTATTAAGCCACCAGAGAACTCGACAGGGAAGGTAAGCCAACGATCTGGCATCGGTTAAAAGCTCCGGAAGTAGACGTTTTCGTTGACGAGGAGTGTCCTCATGTTCTTTATCCCGTTCTCGAATTTTGATTGGGACAAGTTTGCCATTTCGAGGTTATCCCGGAACATATACGCATAGTACATCGCCCCATCCACAATCACGTGTCTAAACTGCTCTGGTATCGTCGGTACATCATCATAAAGTTCAAGATCAACCGGGGTTACATAGTACTCGTAGTCAATCTCATACGCCGCATTCGGCATCGGTACAATAATATACTCCTGATCTGGTGTGCGAACAACATTGCGGGGGACCGCCCCCCTAGTTGCATCCGTCTCATACTCCTGATCGACATACGTACTGAGGTACTCGGAATAGGTTAGTTGGTTTAAGCGACGTCCTTCCCCGATATTGAGGCTCGTATTTCGACGAACTCGGAAAGAACCGAAGTCGATGTACTTGGCATCTTCCGGTAGGGCGTACCGAGAGACACCCCCGGTGAGGGTATCTGTCTGGTCTGCGTGGTTGTAGGGCCAGAAGAAATGGGCTTGATTGACGTGACGTATCGATGAGTTGACGGCTTCTTTGATAGAAGCGTAAAAACCTGTTGAGGTGGCAAAGTTGCTAGACGTCAGTTGCGTCTCATTCAAGCGTAGAGCGACATCATTCGTGAGACCTAAGTAGTTGTACGCCATCTCGACTATCGCTCCTTAATCTTTAATTTAACAACTCGCTGACTAACAGTAGCAGTGCTGTCCGTTACCGTGCAAGTGAAAGTGTATTCGCGGTTAGCTTCGCCCCCAGCGATATTAATTGTCGCTACGGTATCCGTGTTTGTTTGGGATACGTTCTGGATGCTGTCTGTAGTCGCCCCAGAAGTTGCTGTCGTCAAATCTTCCCCCGCCGCCAAGGTTGTGTCCGTGGTGTACACTGGCGTCTTGACGGACCAAACTACGGTAGACAGTGTCGCAGTGTCGAGATACCGTGACCAGTCGATGCTGTAGTCGAGAGTTTCATCGGGGTCTTTGAAGGGCCACTGATATGCCATCTTATATTACCTTAATAGTTCGCTGTGCAGAGGAAGGTCGTGCTGGCACATAGATGAGTCGCTTACGATCATAGAGGGTTTTTGTAGCCTCGAAATTGAACTCATCGCCTGTCACTGTGGGGCGAGCAATCTGACCTGTACCGAGTGCGCTAGCTAGAGTGATACGTACGGAAGCAATGAAGGTTACGGAACCGACAGCCCCAGTCATTGCTGGGGTGACTTCGGTAGGCTCCGTCAAGGCCGAGTCAACAAAGTCTACGGAACCTGTGCCCTGTACACCCCGGAAGTATCGTCCGACAGCAGATGTACCTGCAACGCCCGTGACAGTGAGGCTTGGTATTACTACACCGTATCGGGCAGAACTGTAGGTCCCTGTCCCGTAGAACGCATCAGCCCCGTCGTAGAAAGCCATCTAGTTAAGCAATCCGGATGATTGCAGTAGACGAAGCCGCCGCTGGGAATGTGATGGTGAAGTCACCCGCAGAGGATAGGATCGTGCCACCGAAATCAATTACGGCGATGGCCTTGTTCCCCTGATCCGCGTTGTAGATGATACACCCGTCTGCCGCAACAGTTGCGTTCGAGAAGGTCGTATCTGCGAAGTCTACAATTGCTGTAGTACCATCCGCAGTAATGCTCGCACTGGCAAGTACATTACCGCCCGAACTGTACCCTGTACCAGAAGCCTCATCTGAGTTTCCTGTCACGTCTGAGTAGTTGGTTGTTGCCGCACCGTAGGTCCCAGAAGGGGACTGCTTGATGAGGGCAAGCTTGATTGAATCTGTGTCTAGGTCGTGTACACCGCCAAGAATTTCTTGCTTGAAACTCGTGCACATTGCAGTGGTGATTGCCATTATTTACCTCTGTTATATTTATCCGGGGGTTACAAAAAATTCTTCGAGGGTAGCGATTACGTCGACAGTGGGGGTAGTACCATCAGCAGTGACTGTGACAGTATCCCCCGGCTCCATTACCATAACGGCACCGAGAAACTGGATGTAGTCGCCGGTACTCATGTTCTTGCCACCAAGAATGTGCACACTCGCGTCAACACCGAGAGCCGCCTGACTTGCGGCAGATCGATTAAACTCTACGTCAACAGTCACGGTACCCCCAGCGTTCACGAGATGTAGCATCGACATATGGGAACGGCAGTTGGCAGGACACGTGTAGAGTGTCTCCACCGCCTCGTCAGTATCACAACGTACGTTAACCGTCTTGAAACGGCTTTTCGTTGTTACGTTATTACTTACAGACACTTAGACCCACTCGCCTGTACGCATTGCATCAGCAAGACGATGGGCACGACGACCTACCTGCTTTGCCCACCGACTATCAAGCATTTGATCAGCCGCCTCTTCCCAATCCTCATCTTCGATAGCGTCCCACATGTTTGAGAACTTCATAAGTGTCGGAGTACCGAGGTTGAAACCCATATCAACCAATACACGTTGTCGAACTGAGTCGAGCATAGATACCAGAGGTTGTGCCTCCAATAGCTCACGCTCAACGATTTCGATATCGTTCTTGAGAAGATATGCCGCTTCATCGTTTGAGATACCGCGATCCTCGAGGTTACGTCCAACGCCGATGGTTAACTTGTCGGCAGTACAGTGGTAGGGGAAGAGCTTTAAGCCTTCGTGGTCAATGAGTTGTGTAATTAAGTCTTGGGTATTGTAGTCCATTGGATCACCAGTTTTTACACGACCAGTATCTTGCGGTCAGTTTATCTTTTGCGGTATCACACTTGTGTCTTGCACGGAATGACTTACGACGTTCTGGGTCAGACTTCTTGATCGTCATATTGGGGTCCCCGAAACGAATAAGGCGAACCTTGTCGCCTACCTTCGCTAATACTGCAAACTTTTTCGGACCATTGGGAGTTCTCTTCGGTTTGTTGTACCCGGAGAACTTCTCACCACGATATTCAACCGCCACGTGATTTACTCCATCTTTCTGTGTAACCACCCTTTGCCGCTTTCTGTCTCACCTTTGCTTTGTCGGTGTTTGCGACAACCGTCTTACCCTTCGCGCCTTCTCGTTTCTTACGAGCCGCAGTAGCCTTGCGCTCTGCTTTGGTCAAGGACTCTGCCTTTGCACGGGGTAGACAACGGTCTGGGTTTTTCTTGTCTTTGGATGTTCCACACGGACCAGCGATGTTTCCTTCGCTATCGATGCGTACCCAATCGTCTTTGACCCACTTAGCTAGCTCGCCCATTACTTACCCTTACGTTTCCCGCCCTTGGCTTTCTTTGCGTAGTTAGGATCTTTGCAATACTTGGATGCGGCTAGGTTTGCATACGCTGAGGGGTAGGTGTCAAAAGTGCGCTTTGCCCACGCAATACCTTCGGGGCAGATCTTGTTACTCTTTTTCTTCTTAGTCTTCTTACCGCCCTTTGCGGCTAACTGTCTAGCTTCCGCAAATCGTTCGGTATACCCTTTTGATTCCATGTGGATGTACCCCCGGCGGGTGTTGTCTTGAGTCTATAGTCTAAATTTCTTTATGTCAACACCCCGTGAGATGCTGACGTAAAGAAGGGGCCCGAAGGCCCCAACTCATACTTAGGCGAATGTCGCCGCAGTAGGATCGCCACCGATTGGTGTCATAACAACTACAACTTTAATCTTTCCAGTGAAAGCGTCAGTTGCGCCATTAGTTACCACGATGTGATCGTCAGCATTGTAGAGGAAACCTCCAGCAGTACCAGCGGCAGGTGCAACACCCGCGCCAGAACCGTCGTAGGCCGCTACGTAGCGGTTAGGGTCTGTGTCGTCACCCAAGTCAAGGTCGCCTGCGCCCGCAGTAAGAACTTCTAACCAAGCTCCAACTACAGCAGTATCCGCAGGAACTTCCAAAACGTCGATAGACTCAGAAGTGCCCAAGTTAGTTGTAGAGAAGTCAAGAACGACTTTAGCTACGTGTGCACCGCCACCAGCAGGAATGTTAGTTGCCTGCCCGGTAACAGCAGATGATTGATAAGTTGCCATTATTCAAAGTCTCCCTTAGTCAGTCTTAACGACACCCTGTACGAGGGCTTCTGGACGCAAGACCTTACGGCCGAATACGTGAAGACCACGAACAATGTCGCTGAATGTTTCTGTTGAACGGACAACTTCTGTCTTAGCGATGTGCGATGCAGTCGCCGTAGAAGACATGTGACCAGCGATAACTACGAAGTCATTTGTAGTATCCTGTGAAGTGATTGTCACGACGTCTGTGCCAGAGTTGTTCAGTGCAGTTGTCTTGTAGCAGTTCATGCCAGCAATGTTGCCCTGCATAACGAGACCGTTACGGAGAGGTGAAGTTGCGTCGCCAGTTACCTGTACTTCTGCAAACTTAGATCCCGCCTTGAACAGGTTCTCCCAGAAGATAGGAGGTGCTACGAAGAAACGGTTTTCTTCAGGGATCGACTCGTCGTCCATTGCACGTGCCATTGCTAACATCAAGTTAACACCAGCGTCTTCGTTGCCTGTACCAGTGATGTCGATAGGAGCGGCCGCTGTACCGAAAGTGGTACCTGTGTTGCCTGCACCGTCAGCCATCGCTTGGAGGACGTTTGCATCGTACTTACGCTTCAGAGAGAACGCACCTGAAGATGTAGCCAACGCTTCAAAGTTAACGTGTGACTGACGCTCTTCGATGTCGTCGATCTTGAACGCGAAAGCATTCGCTTGGTCAACAACCATTGTGATCTGGTCGTCAGCGAGGTCTTGTGGATTTACCACAGCACCACGTGAGTAAGAAGATACAGTGATTGTAGGTTCTTTGATGATGCGTACTGTGTCACCGAAGTTTTCGATTTCACCAGCATAATCAGTGTTTGTGATATCCTCTACAACAGAGGCACGACGGAAAAACTTCAGGACTTTCTGAGAAAAGATCTCAGGAGTAAAGTTACCTGAAGGCAGGTTGTTATAACCTGATGCGCTATCAAAAGCCATGTTATTACCCTTCCTTATGAGATAGTTAGGTTAGTGTTATTGTGAATAGTCGATTCGGCCTTCTGCACGTGCGGCATCGATTTCTTTTTCAATCTTCTCGAATTCCCACGGCTTGAGTCGGCCAATTTCTGAAGCCTTCCAGATTTTCTTATCTGTCTGAGCTTCTCCAGTCACATCTTTCGTAGCCGTTCTTGTGACTACTGCGGCTGGGTCGACATCTCGAGACTTTTTAGTCTTTTTGCCAATTCCACTATCTGCTTTGTACAGATCGAGGACGCGGATTGCCCATTTAGCGTCTGTGTTGTTCTTGTAGATTCCATCTGCGATGGACTGAGGTTGTTCATCCAACCACATCAAAAACTTCTCATCCGCTTTGATCTGAGGAAAGTCTGGATGTGCACTGAGCAACTCTTTGTACGCTCCCTGCACTTTCAGGTCTTTCTCACGACCCTTGAGTGTTTCGACTTCTTCTTTTAGTGTCTTTACTTTGTTCTCCGCTTGGAGAGAAGATACGGTTTCAACGATGGCGTAGACATCCGGATATTTCTGCTTGAACTCGTCCAACTCCTCGGGAGTCTTCGGAAGCTGTGCATTACTCAATCCTTGTTCACGGCCAACTTGTTGAGCACTCGAGATTTCCTCGCGTTCCTTTTTCCACTCTTCAAGTTTAGAATCGTAGTGACGCTTTAAGTCGTCGTAACGCTTCTTATAGTCAGTATCTGACTCTTCTCTGGGCTTTGCGAAGCTAACATCTTCTTGTGTCTCGGGAGTGGCCTCTTCTTGAGAGGGGTCCTCAACTGTTGCTACTTCGTCTTCATCCTGATAGACTTCTTCACGATACTTTCCACGATATAGGTTGTTGTCGTTGATTGTACCGAAGCTATCATTTGCTTTATTGGCGCGATGCCCTTTTGGTTTTGCCATTTTATTCTCCTATCTCACGGGGCCTCATGGCTGAGGGTAGCCGTAGTCGTATTAGCGGGGCCTGCGGGATTGCAGGGTAGCCGCGGAATATGTATCTCAGGAGGGCTTGGAGATAAATCCACCTGATTTTGCTAAAATTGGGGGTGTAGGAGCGGCTTCTTTCATCTGCTCCTTTTCGTCTGAACGTCTTTGAACTTCAGCTTTACCACGATTGTTAATCTTATTTAGGCGGTCATAACCGATGATTTCGGCAAGCTGGGGAGGAATAATCACTTCACCCTTGGATACTACCAAAGATACAAGGTCCTCCTTAGCTATTTTAGCGTTATCCTGCTTGATGTCAATACCTTGCTTCTCAGCCTCTTGCATCGCATCCAAGATCATCTTCTTAACATCAGCCGATCCCATGAACTCGACAGCGGCCGCATTGAGCACGAATGTACCTTCCGGAACCTCTAACGCTTGATCGTCAGCGATAGTTTCTGCTGGAGATACGTTCTCGGGTTCTGTCTTAACAAAGCCTGCTTCTGTAGCAATGGGTGCTTCGCCGGGAGGGACTTGCTCAGCAGGATTTACTACACCGCCTTCAGCGAATGGAGTACCCGGAGCGTCGCTTGGGCTAGCAGACGCAGAACTCGGGCCTGATGAAGAAGGACCCATGCCCCCTCTACCTGAATCCACGTTAGCCGCATCGGTACCTCTACCGGATGAAACAGAAGCTCCTTCCCCGGCACCCGTTGTGGTCATGCCAGTTCTTCCAGAAATTGTTGAGTATCCGGGCAATCTACCGACTCCCATTCCTAAGCCACTACCCGATGCATCCGCCTCTGCCTGTTCCTGTGCTCTCTCCACCTGTTCAATACTAATAATGCCTGTGCCTGATGTAACAGGGCGACCTCCCGCACTGGTCACGATACCATCCGCAGAGCGGACAACATTACCAGTCATTGTAGAGAAGCCGACTACATTACCATCATTGTCAACGACTTGGTTTGCAGTCAACGAACCGCTCGCGATACCCTCCGCAAGGCTTCCCCGAGTGCTGTCGCTCAACCCCGTAAGACCATTCACGACGTTCATTGCTTTCTCGGGACCGTATACTGAATTCACGAGACCGACTTGGGAGCGGATTCCCCCCATATCAAAGTCCGCAACACTCGTCACTTCACCCGTAAGGGGGGACGCAAACATTCCGTCATTCGTAAATCCGCCAACCCCTTGAATAAAACCATCGAGGGGTTGCCCCTCCACTCGTCCGGAACTCGCCCCGAGATCTACGGTGCGGGGGTCGAGCCCTTGCATCGAAGCATATTGGTTGATCGCTTGCTGACTTGTTCCATTGTACGTACCGAGAACAGCGTACCCGAGTTGCTTGCCGAATAGTGTTTGGGGAACAATGGAAACCAGTGACCCGTTGACCCGCATCTGGTGGTAGCCGAGTTCGCCGGCCTTGATTTTTTCCGCAACCTCGAACTGGTTCTTGATGTTCATTTCGGCAACGGCACCGAGGATTCCGCCCGGTACTGCCATGTCTTTTCCGTAGGGTCCCTTAACTGTTGTACCAGCCATGAAGCCGCTGATCATACCGAAGGGAGAAACGTCCATTAAAGAGACGAGGTTCTCAGCGAGTATACCGGCAGTTTCAAAACCTGTTGCTTTGGCGATATCCGCGCCAATACCGTAGGGGGTCGCCTGAGAAATAGCGTACTCGCCCGACGTCATTTGCTCTGCACTACTACTTATGTTTCCAATCTGGTCGGCCGATATTTGCATCGCGCCACCGGGGCCACTGGCAAACGTCCCTCCGATCATACTCGAAAACTGTCCGGGGAGTCCCGGTCCTGCTGGACCTGCTCCAGAAACAGCACCCTGTCCGGGTATTTCGTCACCGAGCGTAGACCTACTGATAGGACCCGGAGTAGGGTCTTCCCCCATTCCAGCCTCGGCCTGCTCCGCCGCCTGTTGCTCACCGTAGAGAGCGGACATCTCACCGTAATACTTCTTGTACGCCTTCTTCGACCGGATCTTGTTCCGAATCGAGGAGTAGATGTTGTAGCCGCTACCGTAGTTAACCGCCATTGTCGATCACCGCCCTATGGTTATCCTTGAGGCTCTGGAGGCTGTCCAGTAAAGCCATCTTCCCCTGCAACTGGAACATTTCCCGTTCCGATTGTGCTGTTACCAACCCCCGAAGCGTCAACTGGTGGAGATCCGCCAGATAAGCCGTCAGGGCTTCCCATGCCTGCGGGTTGTTGACCAGCGGGGCCACCTTCTGGGCCTGTTCCTTGTTGAACATTCTGCATACCTTTTAGTACTTCAGCGTATAGCTGGGCTTCATTGACATCATTCACGAGTTGGTCGGGGTCGATGTCCTGTGCGATAGCGAGCTCGCGAACCAAGTTTGGTAACTTGACAAACGGAGCGAGCATCGGATTTGCAACAGTCTGGAGAAGAGTTGTGAGACGCTGTGAGCGAACTTCTTTCTGCATAACAGCCGAAGTGCCCCGTGGCTTGATCTCGAGGTCCCCAACAACATCCGGCGACTCATCGTTGTATTGCATATTCCACTGGAAGTACGCTTCCCCGAGGGGCTTCAACATGTAGTCATCGATGTTCTTAATCACTGTCTTGACTGACTGCGCTCCTGCATTCATCAACATTGATAGACCGGAGGAGGTGCGGCCTGTGCCTGATACACCGGTCTGTCCGTGCATGATGCTCGGGATACCTGTCTCTTCATCCGACAACTGGCGAGCAATCTGGTACATCTGGATATTCTCAGGGGCAGTGTTCGGGAACTTGAGCCCGTTGATCGCTGTACCTGTGACGCCAGACTGTCTCCGGAAAACCTTACCGGGGAATATATCGAAGTTCTGGCCGGGAACGAGGCTTGCCTCATCCACGTCGAATACGAGATTGCCTGCGAGGGCCAAGTTGTCGATTGCCATACGCACGTGCCCGTTCATGAGCATCTGTGCATCTTCCATGTTTTCTGCAACTCCGACGCCCCACAATTGGTAAGGGTTAACTTCGTAAGGGAAAGCGTGGAATGGAATACGTGCAGGTGTGAATGGGTTGAGTACACAACGGAGAACTTCCGTGCCACACACCCACGCATTGATCTGCACCTGATCTAATTCGTTAATATTCTCAGGGAGCTCAAGGCCAACCTCGCGGGCTAGCTTCGCGTCGAGCATTCCCCAGTACTCGAGAACCTCATACCGATTCTCTTGGTAGTACGGCTCGGTATCATCCTCACGGATAGTGTCTTCGTAGTACTTGTCTTCGTAGTTCGGCCCCTTCACAATCGCATTCTCAATCGCGACGGAGTCGAAGTACGGTAAACTCATTAGGTTACGCAACTGCTGGCGATTCATGCGGTGACGCTGGATAGCGTACTCACAGTCATCGATACTCGTTGCGGAGGGGTCAGGGTGGAAATCCCAACAAGAGACGTGCTCGATACGTGGAGTCACCTTCTCATCCGGGGTGTACATCCTGCTTCCTTCCTCATCACGCTCCCACTTGTGGACACGCTTGTAGAAGTTGAAAGGCCCTTTCACGATACCCGTACCGAGAAGTGACGCTTCAAAAACAGAGTTACGCAATACGTTCACTGCGTTGGTGTCGAGCAACTGGTCATGGATGACCTTCTCGAGTATGCGGGCCGCCTCAGCCGCTGGCTCTACCTGTGGCTCGCCGATACGGGCTTTGCCCTCTACCGCACCACTGGCGGAGTAGGGACCGAGACGGGTAGCACCGGGTTCGAGCTCACGCCCATCCCCCGGATATCCGTACGGGTCTTCCAACACTTGATCCACAGGACTCGGCATCTTTGCAAACTCTGCGATTCCTTCAGGTACGGGAGTAGACTCCACCACAATCGGGAACTTTTTATTCGCGAAGAGAATGTCGATGATCTGGCCGTAAGCCGCCAAGACCTTAGTTTTCGTGATCTTAATAAACACTTTGGAGCGTTCGGAATCACGATACTGTGTAGATGAATCATAAATGCCGCGGAAATTCTTGTATGCTTGGAGCCACCGTTGCTCGAACGTGCGGCGTCCATTTTCAGAATCCTCGAACCGGTTCTGGATAAATCCAGCTAATCCCGGCATTTGCTCCGCGGCGTTCTGGACTTGTACCTGTCCATCATCCGCAGGTTGGATAAACCCGTCAGACATATTTAATTACCTTTATACAGGTTGCTTATCTGAGTTTAAGATCATAGAGTCGAGAGGTGCGCTCTTACCTGACTTAGGTGCGTTTTCGATCAATACGTCTGTCTTTGCTACTGTGTCGAAGTCTGCACTTTCACGGTACAGGTTGTTTTCGCCACAATTGTAGTCGATGCCTTTTTTATCAGCATTCATGATGTCTGCTTCTGAGTATTTCATTTTATTATTCCTTAGCTAAGTTTTTAGAACTGCGGGGGAACTCCGAGTACGCTTCTGATCTGGGCTTCAATATCTCCGGAGATGCCCTTCTCTTCCGCTTCTTTCTGTGCCGCTTCAGCCCCCGCTTTGAGACCGGCACCGATTACTTCCTTCGCAGGTTCAACGAACCCCGCAGGAGTAAATTCTTCTGCAACAAACCGTGCACCTTCCTTGAGGTAGGCAGGCATCTCGCCTTCACCAGCCGAAACACGTTCTTCTGCCGCTTCGAGTCTTTGCGCGGCGGATATCCCCATACCGGTGAGACCGATACCAGCGATGGCTTTTGTCGTGGGGCTATCGAGAGCTCCCTTCGACCAGTCCGTCAATCTTTTGAGAACGCCGGCCTTCTCTTCCTCTGTGAGCCCCTTAGGAGCCTTAGGAGCGGATGTAGCCGTTTCGGAAGGGGCTACTACCTCTCGTTTGAAATAGTCGCTCCCAAAGCCTTCTGTGCGCTCTGTGATGCGTGTCTTGACTGTGTCGTAGTCTCCACCCCAGTCGAAGTCGAAAGTAGGGTCGACTAGGCTACGGGTATTCTTCTTTGCTGTTTCAATAGCAGGACCATACTCTTCGGTCAGCATGTTGGCTTGCTCACGCTCGTAGTCTGATACATCACCGGGGAAGTTGGAGTCATATGTCGACAACTCACCTGTAGAGCCTTTACCGTAGCTTTTCGTACTCCGCCCTTGTAGCTTGGCGAGAATGAGATCGTTCATTCCGATCTTACGACCTACCGCGGTGTGATAGTTACGGAACAAAGACATTCCGAATTTAGTACCATCAGTATCCTTTGGTTTAAAAGAGTCGAAGTATTCACCTGTCTTTTCATCGTAAATTAGGTTAGGTACTTTAATCTCTTCAAGAACAGCGTTAATATCGGAAGTTTTTAAAGGCTTACCTTCTGCATCTACCCAAATTTTACCAGTAGATGAAATCGCGTCCTTGTAATCTGCGAGTTGTTGTTGCAACATCGAATCCGCAATATCATTAAGCGGAACAGAGATAGGTCTACCTTTGGCTCCCGTTACTTCAGGACGAATGTAGAGCGCACCTTTAGAAGGGATATATTGTCCTGTTGTAACACCGATATTGGCATTAGGACGGAACCCGGTATTTAGTCCAAATAAAATCGCCCGTACGTGGGGCTTCTTGTCTGGGTTATTCGCCGCGTAGTCCATGAGTTCTTGTACGTACTGCTTACGAACTTCAGGATCTGTGTTTACTTGTAACGTCGAAACAGCTTTTGGCGGCTCTTTGACACCAAAAAACTCTTGAGCTATCTTCGGTGTGTTCTTTTCGTTGGAGATAAGGAAAGGTGGAGGATTTCTATCATATGCATTGTACAGACGATTACTCAGGTAGCGCATGTTCTTTAGCGCACCCTTTACGGCGTTTTCAGTAGCAGTCCCTTGAGCGTCTTTTATCGCCTGACGAGCTAGAGAAAGCTGACCTTCTTCTTCTGCAAAAAAAGCCAAAGCAGGCTGATCTTTGTACTCTTTCAGGATAGTGCCCAAGTTTAATGGGTTAACAAGCTCCTGCTCTTCCGAGTAGATCTTCGCTAGTTCGCCTACTGTGACTGTATTCGGGTCAAATTCTGCCATTCTTAATATCCGAAGGTTGAATCCTGTGGCTGGAACGTGCTATTCTTGATGTCGTTGAGTGTTTTGTGGATAGAGACGTAACCTGAGGTTCGTGTCATCAACATATAACGTAGCGCGTCATAGGCGTGGTCTTCAGCCTTCGTGTCTACGTCCTCAGAATTTGTTTTAGATAGTGGGATTCCAGCGAGTTGTTTTATTATATTTGTGCACGTGTTGAAGAACTTAACTGTAGGCTCTCCGGTGAACTCGTTATCCCCGAGTCGTCGGTGGATTTCCATCTTGCCTGATATTCTGTTACGATCTGAGGGTGTCCAACGACATCCCATCCGTATCATCGTCTCAGCGATGGAAGGGCCGTAACCTACACGGTTCCAGCAGGAGGAGTCCAGCACTGCGTAGTGCATCTGGGGATCATACTCCTCTAACTCCAATATTTTAGCGGCCAATTGCTCCGCTGTAAAGTGTTTTACGTAAAGTTCTCGATAGACCCATATGTTGTTGTCCCAATCGATTGCACCCCAGAGTATGCACGAAGGGCTTGCGTAGCCGTAGTCGGCCGCTCTGATTCTCGGCCAGTTGGTGGGTAAATCGTAAGGATCGACAACGTGCTTGGACTTATGGAACTCGGGGAATGCACAACCTTCGGCGACATCCCAATCTCCTTCGAGCAAGCGTTTACGCTCCACCTCTGGTAAGGAAAGGAGCATTGCTTCGTACTGTCCGTCCCGCATGAGGTATGGATTGTCGGTGAGGCGGGCCGGTACAAATTTTCGCCAATAGAGCGGCTTGCCTGCCTTCTCATGTCCCTCAGGGTATACGTATGCCTTTCCTGACTCCAGATCGGTGGGAACGAAAGGCTTACCGGGGTCTCCCTGATCGATGTACATCTTTTTGACCCACCATCCTCCAACTCCGCCGGGGTTTGCCGTACAACGCATGGAGAGATTTTGAGAGAGCTCGGGGTCTGTTGAACGAAGACGTGACCGTAGATAGTCCCAGACATAGGAGGTGGGGTACTGGGTAATTTCATCGATGGCGATCCAGTTAAATGCTTGCCCTTGGTATCGTGTTACGTCTTTATCTTTATCGAGGTAGGAAAACCATATAGTAGCCCCAGAGGGGAAGACCCACGTCGACTTACTTTCACGGAATACGGCACCGGGAAACGCTTTGGGATACAATTGTCTCGACTTCGATATGAGTTCAGTCAATTCATCGAGAGTACGGCGTAAAAGAAGCCCGCGGTGATTTGGGTTATGACAATAGCGGAGAGGATCAGCAAGAAGAGCGAAACTCTTTCCGCCTCCGGCCGCCCCACCGTATAGAACATCCTGTTCAGGGGCACTGAGAAAGTCTTCCTGAGGTCCTTCGTTCGCTTTAAAGACAACCTCAGATTCGCCAACGAGATCTTGAACAGCTTTAGGTAGTGCATTCACGTCTCCTTGGTCGATTACACGTGACTTTTCGCCTTGGAGGGCTGTTTCTACCTTCGAGGCGGCTCTAATTCGTTGATTTGCTCTCTGATTTTGCTTCTCGGCGGCCGCTTTCTTCCTTTCCGCCTCTTTTTTGGACCGTCGGATACTCGCCTGTGTTGCCCGACGGGCTTTTTCAGCCGTCGAGAGGTTATAACGGCTTTTGGGTGCATTCGGGTCTTTTTTTGGGCGTCCACGTTTCTTCGGGACTGTCTCTTCGGGTGTATCCGACATAAACTACTGGGTGTCTACAACCATCTCTTTCTTCGGGGGGAGTAGTACCACCCCATGTACAGCTTGGACGTTGACATTATGAGTTTCTTGCTTCCCGAGACCCACTCGATTGAGGAGAGACTCGGCGGCTTGGAGCCGTATGTTATCTCCACGCTCGATTTCCGGCGCGTCGATGGTCCGTACAAGCTTGTTCGCGGCCTTGAGAGCTCCACCTGCAAGAATATTCCGTGCTCCTTCGATAATCTCGTCAGCCAAAGACTCTTTGAGGTGGCCGATGGAACCTTGCGCGTAACCCGACACCTCGCAAGCTCTCGAGAAGTTACCGCCGTTCTCGAAGAGTGCGGTGAGGAAAGCTTGCTGTTGGTCGGAGAGTTCACGTTTCTTCCGTTGCTGGGGGAGGAGGTTCATGGATTACCACGCATATGTGCTAGATATGTACGAAAAAAGTAATTATCGTATCTTTTTACGCGCATAAAAGGGAATAAAGGGTGTACATGGGGGCCCGTGGTCTCGGAACTTTGGTTCACTTGGACTATAAAAGTTGATTTCCCCTGCCATTTCGGCCCCGGTACAGGTTCATTATGGATACCGTTAGTTAATTCTGTCAACAAGAACATGTAATTTAAGAGAAAAAAAATATATTTTCCGTAGGTATTGACGGATGCGAATCTGAGCAGTACAATGGGATTGTAAGCCCACCGGGGTAAACCCCTCACACTACCCCCGCTTACCACCCGCCCCATAGCCCTGACAGTATCCCCTTGCTGTCGGGGCTTCTTTTTGCCTGTCTGGTTACCATTGGGCAAGCCGTCGGGGCCTCTGGGGCTACTGGGGCCCCCAACGGTAAGCCGTCGTGTGAAACATTGGCGTGAAACACCCCTTTCTAAAACCATAAAAAATATGGGGAGATTGCTAGCACTAGTACGGGTACCCCCAGTGACCCTTGCCTACCCCTAAGTTATTGATTTTTTTCTTCTTATCATCCAGATAGTAAACCTCACCGAGCCTGTCGAAACTCCCGCCGGCCTATCCGTAGGTTTACCGTGCCGGTTTCCCCTCCCTTATCGCGTCCGGCGCACCCGTCTGTTTAACACCGATGGTAAGAATTTAGGATTTCGGCGAAATGTCGGGGCGGTTCCCTAGAAATCCCCCGACACCCCGAAATATCCCCACGGCCAGTAGAATCAAGACCTTAGGTATTTTTCTGGGTGTACCGGCGGGAGTACGGGGGAAGCCCCAAAGGTAGGCTGTCGTGGGGACAAAAAAAACCCCGCATTGAGCGGGGCAAAGATGAGGGAAAGGTAGGCCTAAAGACCTTCGGATGTCCCAACGATTGCGGCTGTATCCATACGGCCAAGAACACCGGCAAGATCCTTCGCGAATTTGACGCGGTTCTCTGACACATAAGTATCAATATGGCCGGTCTTTTCGTCGCGCGTTGACCATCCAACGGTATCGACAATGCGCTTCAGTTCGTTGAGTTGCTCGGCTGTGAAGTTCAAGGTTGTTTCGGTTTTCATAGGGTTCCCCTTAGATTTTGAAGTTTGAGTTATTGCTGACCCCATCGGCCAGTGATTGAAGACTAACAACACCGCGCCGCGTTTTCAACTGGGCGAGTCCGTGATGCCGGCAAACGTGGAGCATTTGTTGGACGGTGAGATCCTTGACCCCAAGCAATGCGGCAACGTGCTCACGATGCATCGCGCCATATTCGTTCAGAATGGCGAGCATCCGGTAATGGCTCGCAAACAGGCGGCGATCCTGTTGACGTGGTTTGACTGTATCGACAGCGCGGACAAGGTCAACGGCCTGATCCTTGTTCGATACTGACTGGTCATAGATCCCGTCCAGTTTCTCAACTAGGTCGCTGAGAAGCTCCTGCACCTTTTCGACGCGGTAGGTTGTCGCGTTTAGGTCGGTGCGTAGTGTGCCGAGGTCGGTCTTGAATTCGTCAAATGTTTTCATGGTTTCTTAATCCTCTAAGCAATTGCTTTCAAAATGATGAGTAGTAAAACGGTGAGCGCGAATAACGCGCCCCCCTTGATGAGTAGGCCGAGTATGTCGATCATGCGGCCTGTTCCAATGCGAGCCAGTGCGGCGACTCGAGTACATTCCGCACCTTCGCTTCCCGTTGCAGTCTGATGCGGTACGGGTTCGACTTCTCGCGCCCCGTGGTCAGTTCGGACACTGAGCCATCGTCGTTCTGGCGTTCCCATGTTTCGTCGACGTGGGTTGCCCAATGGGTGAGCGCATTGTATGCCCCCCACATAGTCGAGCCCAACTCGCGCTGTTCCTCGTTAAACCGGTGGTTCATGTAATCCAATAAGCGGCCATTGACCCGAGCGGTAGGATCAACCGAAAGCTGGGCGGCCTCCCCTCCCTTCTTGCAGATCGTATTCTCGAGAATCTCAACCCATTGCGAGCGGTCGAGATCGATTGTCCGCCATTTGTCCATTTGGTCGCGGTGGGACGTAAACATCCCGAGACCGAGAGTGCTCTTCTCGATCATCGCGGCGACGCTGAGATTTGACGTATGCTTTCGCTTTTGGTGGTAGGCTTTCTGGCCGCCAAAGACGCAGGTATTACGGCAGTAATCCCGATAGGCACCAGAGAAGACCTGAAACGCCCAAGACATATCGACGCTGTTGATAATGTCGGCGCGGGCTGTAATCCCCTGCCCCTTCCCGTCAATGTCGAAAGTGAGGTCGTTGAAGTAAACAGCGCGGGTTGCGCGGCGGCCTTCGTCAAAGATCCGATCAACGACTGTCAGATTTTCATGCGGCAACGAGGGATTCCGTAGAATACTTTCGGCCTGTTCTTTGAATGCCAATGCGTGATCAACCAGTTTGTACGACTTGGTGACCGGCGGCGATCCCAAGAGTTTCTGGGTGTTGCTGTTGCGTAGTGCGTAGTAACCGTCGATCAAGTTTCGGTCGCGGTCATACATCGCCTCTTTTTGGACGCTTCCGAGTTCACGGAAGAAGTCAACGTCAAGCGGATTGCTGTGCGTAAATTCCAAGCCATCTTGGATACGCTGAGCGGTGCGCTCTGGGTTGTTTACTATTGCGTTCATGGCTAAAAGCCTCCTTTAGATCCGGTCGGCCTGTCCGATCCGGTAAGCATGTTGTATGTCAAAAAAAGACATACCGCAACACTTTTTTAAAGTAAATAAAGTATCGCGAAAAGAAACGAAACTTGAGCGATCAAGCTGAATCCCTCCCCAAGTTCTATTTTTGGGAAACTAGCGGGGTGCAAGCCCCGCGCAATATCGAATTGGTGATGGTAAGATTTTTTCATGTGGTCGAAAGTTCCCGTCCTGTTTTGATTGGTGATGGTAAGGTTTTTCAGTGTGTCTTAAATATGATGTTCTTGTCTGGTGCATCCCAACACAGACTGCAAGTCGTACACGCCGCCGTTTTCCCTTCCTGCTCTGGACACACAATACCAGTCGTCCCGAGTTCCTCACTGTTCGCACTAAACTTCCCGCCGGTATCGCTCCATCGTACGTGCCACCTCTCCGGAAACCCGTCCCGAGCCAGTGTGAGTTCGTGGTAGATTTGCAAGTTATCGGATGGCGTGACGTGGGTGTATCCCCAGACATAGAGATTCTTGTGCAAGACCATAAGCTTCCGCCATAGTTGTACATAAGCAACACTGTAAAAGTCTCCCAGTACATGCAAGCGAACCAATACCTTACGGTCTTTACTAGCGGCCTTCCGACACTTCTCCCCTACCTCCTCGATCAATCGATCCTCAAGCTCCTTGCCATGCTCAAGCCGGTGCGCGAATGGCATATTGTTTCCGTAACAATCGTCCCAGTGTCCACAAGACTGCGGACAAGTCTCCCGCTCGGTCAGTGTTAACGTATAAACTTCAGCACCTTTAAGCTTCCCCTTCTTTACGTATCGTCCCGCGCTTCCGATTTTCGCGCTCGATGGCTTCTTCAATACGTCGTGCGAGTAGTCCTTCAAACTTCTCTTGCTCTTTTTGTACTTTGTTGTCGTACGTACTATGTTCACGTGTACTTGCATCTTGTGTTCTCCCGATATTGATTTGTTCTTGTATTGTTGATAAATAACTGTGTGCATCCTCATCATTTGCTCTCCAGTCTGCGAGTGCTTCAGGATGACAAATTGTACGTGGTCTCATGCGTTCTCCTTCAGGAAGTAATCCAGTTGATCAACCGCATCTTGCGTAAAACAAACGGCCTTGTCCAACCGGTCGGATTCGGTCTCTCCGGTGTCATGTATCAAGGTCGCGGCCTTCTTTAGGTGGTCGAGTGCTTCGCTTACTTGTTTGTATACAAGATAATCTACGCGGGTTTTGTTCTCGTTCCTGCTTGTCATAATCATTTCGTCTCCTCCCTTTTACGCATCCAAACTACGAAATCAAGACCGGCTTCAAGGGTCTCCCACGTTATCCCCTCGTTTGCGTCAAAGTTATCCGCTACTCTCTCCATTGCCTGAACCAGTTCCTCATCAGTAAAAGTCTCGGTATCGTATCCGTCAGCGACATTGCGGAAATCGTCAAGGTTCCAGATATCCTCAATGTAGGGTTTCTCCCCTTCCTTAATTACTAGCGTTGCCATGTGGTGCTTCCCTTAATGGTTGTGTGTTGTTTGCGTCAAAGTAATGTAGCCAACTCTCCAAGAAATCGTCGTCAGTGTGGCCGCCGAGTGCTTTATCGACATACATAATGTCGCACCACGGATACTCCTCACCTAAACAATCCAGTACCTGTTCCTTTGTTTCTGCAAATACATTGGCAACAAAGTACCGCGCCGGTTCAAAGGGTGGGTTCTCTGTATCTTGGTCGAGTAGGATACAAGACCACCGGCGTACCATCGGCATATGCTCCGCGTGTACAAAGTGTGGTTTTATGTTTCGGTATTCTTGTGCAATCATTTCAATATTCCTCCATGAGTTCATTAATTACACTATGCCCAATATGTTCTGCGGCAACATTGACTCTCTGTTGTGACCACTCTCGTTGCTTGTCTTTTAATTCAAAACGCTCTCGTACTAATTCACTAACTTCCTTGCTCTCGATCCTATCAAGGATTTCTTTATCACTAATGTACTGCATTTCAAAATATCCCTATGGTTGATCCGTCTTCTTGCTCAATCGTTACAGTGTCATGCGTTTGTATCCAAACTTTAGCACCACAAGATAGCGGCTTGTCTGGTGAATATACAATACTCACAGCACCATGAACAGTCGCATTAAAACCCTTGTGGTTTCCGGTGCTTGTTTTTACGGAAACAACCGGGCGCAAGTCGTCGGGGTTTTTTGCGTTATGCCTGATGTTATGTTGGTTTATGTGTATGCGTTTTATCACGTTAACTTCTCCCGTCTCGTGAATGAACCACCACAATAAACGACGGCTTACCATTGGGGTACTAGACTTTGGTCGTAGATGAAACAAGTATGTTGCGTAAGAAACTTATGTGTTGCGGTGGGGTATGAGGGGATGTACCCCCGGCAGGGGTTGATCGGAATGTATCATGGATCGAAGCAACGCGCAACCTTTTGGAGGGAGGATGGTAAGATTTTTTGAAATGGGTGGATTTTTTCGGAGAAGGGATGGTAAGCTTTTTTCCGATCACTAAAACATTGAGGAGGCTTTTAGCCCATGTACATCAGAGAATACGTCGAGTCCCTCGGACTTTTCGATGGCGAGTCCCGCAGGATGAACTGTCCCTCGTGTGGACATAAGAACACATTCTCCGCGACAAACACCAACGGTGAGCTCATGTGGAATTGTTTCCATGCTGAGTGTGCAGAGAGGGGGCGGACTGACCGTCGTGTCACCCGCAACAATGTGGACAACATACTGTCCATTGTTACTGATAAGGGACATAAAAAGACAACCCCATGTCCAAACGTCCCCTTCGAGAAGCCTAAGTCGTGGTCACGTCAGATCTCACAGAAGGGTTTGGAGTATGTTGACAGCGTAAACACATCCGGAAGATATGACGACATTTACTACGATGTTCGACATAAGAGACTGGTGTACGCAATACGGGACAATGATGGTAGGCTTGTGGACGGTGCAGGACGTACCCTTATCAATGCCCGCCCCAAGTGGTATCGCTACGGTAACTACCGTGGGGGCTTCAAGATTGGCACGTCTGACACAGTCTTCGTCGTAGAAGACATACCGTCAGCCATCAGCATCAGTGACTGGTGTACAGGGTACGCCTTGTTAGGGACAAGCCTACGTGACGAACACATCGCAGACCTCACCAAGTTCAAGCGTGTGATTGTTGCTCTCGATAAAGACGCAACAGACAAAGCCTTGACATACATGCGAGCCTTGAATACTCTCGTGCCCACTGGCATCTTGATGCTGGATAAAGACTTAAAGTCATTAGGAGATACTGAACGTGGATCACTCATTAGATCAGCAATGCTTGGAGAATAAGATCATCTCGTTCTGTTTACGCACAGAATGTTATGACCGTGTAAAGAACATCCTCACGAAGGACATGTTTGAGGGGGAGTGGGCAACCATCTGGCAAGCCCTCGTCACTGCTCATGCAAAATATAAGTCAGACATCACAGGAGCCGAGCTACAAGCTTTTTTTGACTCCTTGTACCCCGCCATGCCAGACAGTACTCGACTACGGCACTGGGAGCTTTTTGAGAGCCTCAACGATGAGATCGGTACCAACACAGATTTACAAGAGAATGTGATACGTGATTTATGGATGCGTAATCGCGCTCGTATGATATCGCAGTTGTCTGTTGACATATTCCTCGGTAAGGAGAAAAACTTTGGAGAACTCAAGCGACTCATTGAGAGTACAGCGGAGGATTCGATTGGCGAGAAGACGACGTACACGGAGGTGGACATGGGGCTCGAAGAGCTTCTGGACTCCCTTACGTTGGAACCTGATTTTCCATTCGACTGGGAACCGCTCTCCGGCTACATTCCGGGGTTGGATCGGGGACATTTTGGAATCATCTTTGCGCGACCGGAAACCGGCAAGACTACGTTCGTATCTTTTCTCGCTAAGAAGTTCCTCGAGCAAGGGCTTACCGTTGCGGTTTGGGGCAACGAGGAGCCGGCTGTCAGAACTAAACTACGCATCATCCAGAGTCATTTTAAAGCTACGCGGAAAGAACTCAACGAAGGGCGTGTTAAGTATGCGGAAGCATGGCATAGCGAGATCGGTAGCCGTTTGCATGTTCTCGACTGCGTTGGAACGACCATTCAGGAGATTGATGACTGGTGCACGATTAACAAGCCGGACATCGTATTCATTGACCAGTTAGACAAAGTGAAGATCGCAGGTAAGTACAACCGTGGCGATGAGAAGCTCAAGGAGATCTACCTGCAAGCCCGAGAAATTGCTAAGAGAAACAAGTGCTTAGTGTGGGGTGTGTCACAGGCATCGGCAGAGGCAGAGTCTATGATGCACGTGGAGTACCAGTACCTCGACAACTCCAAGACAGGTAAGGCGGGAGAGGCTGACTTGATTATCGGCATCGGCCGCACAGGTGACCGATCCCCCGAGAATACTAAGAGGTACATCTGTATCTCGAAGAACAAACAGAACGGCTGGCATGGCACCCTACCATGTGAGCTCGACATGTATCGGGCAGTGTACGAAAAGAACAATACCGTGATTGTCGTACCACCTGAGAACCAAGAGCCTGTGGCTCAACCAACAGAGGAAGACTACGATGCCTAACAAGACAAACATTGACTGGTCCATACCAAAGAGTGAGAACCCTCGTTTGCGTACCTATCAGGCGTACCACAACATGAAGAGCCGGTGCACTTCAGATCAGCCCGTGATATACCCCTACTACAAAGCGAAAGGGATTGTGGTCTGTGATCGTTGGCTCGAGTCCTTCGATAACTTTGTCGAAGATATGGGGTACTGTGAAGAATACGGACTCACGCTCGACCGTATCGATAGCTCTAAAAACTACACCAAAGAAAATTGCCGTTGGGCATCCGGCCTGCTTCAAGGGTTGAACCGCTCCACATCTCGTGACACCGCTAAAGGGGTGTACTACCACAAGACACATGATAAGTGGTTCTCTTCAGTTAAGCTCGGGCGTAAAAATATCCACCTAGGTTGCTCCGAAACTGAGGAAGAAGCGATTAAGATTCGAGCGGCGGCAGACAAGGTCATCGAACGTCTAATAGAGATGGAGGTGATTCAGTGAACATTCTCACGTTTGACGTGGAGACAACCCACAAGCCAAAACCCAATGGTGGGTATACACCACTTCCCTATTTTGGTAATCATTTGGTGAGCATCGGGTGGAAGGTGTCCAATGAACCTGTCAAGTATGCGTTTGTCCACCACGATGAACACGATCAAGACTACGACAAGATTGAAGAGTTTAGAGAGGCTTTGCGCGTTGCTGACGTTATCGTCGGCCACAACGTGAAGTTCGACCTCAACTGGATAAAGGAGTGTGGATTTAAGTATGATGGACCTGTCTACGATACTATGGTGGCTGAGTACCTCCTTGCGAGAGCACGTAAGTGGCCGCTCTCCCTCGATGCCCTCGCTAAAAGGTATGAGGTTACTGAAAAGAAGAAAGACCTTACGACGGATTATCTCAAGAGCGGCAAGACATTCGCGCAGATACCGTGGGAGATCGTAGAGGAGTACGGCATAGCGGACGTACAGGCGACATGGGAGGTGGCTGATAAACAGGTAAGGGAGAAGTATCAAACAACGTGGGAAGAATTGTATGGCGAAGCATGATAAGTGGTCTAAGAAAGAAATAGATACTCTGGTTACTATGTGGAAGGCAGACCGCCCCTCCGTAGAGATTGCGGAGACACTGAACCGTAACCGATCTACAATCAGTATGTTTGTGTCAAGACACGCGAAAGAACTAGGCATCGAGAAACGAATGCACCTATGCTACGGGGGCAGACCCAAATCAACTAAGCTACTGTCCTTTGACAAGCAGTGGGCAGGGCCAGTATCATGCGGGCATTGGATGATCACTAAACCGTGGGGTAAGACTACAAGTGCCAAGCATCGCTGAGTTCTGGAGGAACACCTACAAGAATGACAGGGTATCTTTCTGGTGTGAGTTGGTAGGGCTGATTCTTGCAGTGACTGCGAGCATGTACTTAGCGATCAATGCCAGTGATCCTGACATGAGATACGTGTACCCAATCGCTTTTGTGGGTGCAGTCGTACAGTCATATGCGAACTGGCGTAGGGGGTTAGCTTGGGTCATGTTGTTGACTACGTACTTTTCCTGCATTAGCCTGTTTGGGTTCGGTAGAGCAATGGGGTATTATTAATTAGGAGTGAGACATGATTAAGTTTGAATACAAACCGCGGGCACCTGATGCTGATTGGGGTATAACTTTTGATCCGCCTGCTGTGGAGAGCGTGACCATGACATTGGGTCATGATGTCACATGGGATGAGGCGACGGCTGAGTTCCACAACTTCCTACGTGCGGCAGGGTATGTGATCCCGTATGACTTTGAAAAAGATGCATAGTATATCTATGCAAAACTCGTAGGAGATAAACCGTGTGTGGTGGAATTTATGAAGAGGACTTTAGTATGAAAGACTTAGGAACAGACGCACTCATCGGAGTGAGTGACATGGTAGAGCACGAAGATGGCTCTGCAACATTCAAGATCGATACAACCCCGGAAGCGACTCGACTTCTCGTGGAGATCGGGCTAGTATCCTTACTCGAGAAGGCCATTGACAAGGATAACGATGAGTATTCTCTTGACCCTTCCCTGAGGAAAGACGAGGCAGATGTGGATGAATAAGAAACCGATGATTGACCGAGGACTACTCGGCGGGGTAACCTTAGAATCTGCCGTTAAGTTGGTGGAGTTCCTGAAGTGCGAAGCTGACATGGACGACGACCTAACGACAGTCGAGTACTACAATGGTATGCTCGAAGGATTAAACGCAAACATGGCTGGGGAGATATGCTCCGAAGCCCTCGAGAGAGAGATCAAAGCCTATGGCATCGAAACTTGTATCAACTTTAAAGCTTTCCCTACAGATGACAGAAGTCTTATCGAGCTTGGAACGGACAGGGATAAAGATTGACCCCAGTGTCCTCGCTGAGATTGAGAAAGAATACCGGGATGAGATGAACGCCCTCGAGGTCAAGTTACAGCGCATGGCTGAGGCCGCGATGGGGGATACCCCTGTCAACCTCAACAGTGCCGACGACCGCTCGATGTTGTTCTACTCCCGTAAAGTCAGGGACAAGAAGCGTTGGGCATCAATCTTCAACTTGGGATCAGAGTTACGGGGATCTACCCGTAAGCCGAAGAAGCGTACAAAGTACAGCAAAGGCGAATTCTCGCACATCGTAAAAGACGAATGCGAGATACTCCACAAAACGATGGCGACCCGCTGTGTGCCCTGCAAGGGAGCCGGCCGTAAGAGAGTCACGAAGAAAGATGGTACGGAAGGTAAAGCCGTACGGATATGTAAGTCCTGTGGAGGCGATGGAGTAATCTATGCGAAGACTAAAGAAATCGCCGGTTTCAAAATTATCCCGCGTGATGCGTGGGACACAGCGGCCGCAGGGTTCAAGACAGACCACGAGACACTTAAAGAACGCCTCACTGAGCTTTCTGGAGACGCCCGAGAGTTTGCAGAGTCATACTCCCGATATAATGCACTACGAACTTATCTCTCTACTTTCGTCGAAGGGCTCAAAAACAATCGAGATGGAAACGACATCGTTCATCCGGACTTCATGCAATGTGTCACGGCTACAGGACGACTCAGTTCTCGTAACCCCAACTTCCAAAATATGCCCCGAGGATCTACGTTTGCTATCAGAAAAGCAATGGTCTCTCGTTTTGAGGGAGGGAAAATCCTCGAGGCTGACTACGGACAACTCGAGTTCCGAGTTGCCGGATTCCTAGCCAACGACCCGCAGGCATACCACGACGTGGAGAACAAGACAGATGTACACACTGTTACTGCTGAGATTATTGGGTGTTCCCGCCAAGATGCTAAGGCACACACCTTTAAACCTCTTTATGGGGGTACCACAGGTACTCCTGACCAACAGCGATACTACCGGGCTTTTAAAGAGAAGTATGCTGGGGTAGCGGATTGGCACGACAAGCTACAGAGTGAAGCTGTCGAGAAGGGGTTTATTACGCTACCGTCAGGAAGACAATACGCCTTCCCCGGAACGACATGGACTGAATGGGGGACGGCAACCAACCGCACCTCCATATGCAACTACCCTGTTCAGGGTTTCGCAACAGGTGATCTCCTACCAATCGCCTTAGTAAAGTTGCATAAGTCTATGAAATCTAAGGACTTAAAAAGTGTTATATGTAACACGGTTCATGATAGTATTGTACTTGACGTATTCCCCGGAGAGGAGGATACTTGTACTACCCTCGTGGTTGAGGCAATGATGTCTCTACCCGAAGAGTGTCGGCGGAGGTATGGTGTGGAATATGATATGCCAATCTCAGTCGAGTGTAAGATGGGGTCCAATTGGTTGGACACCGAAGTTGTCTACGCAAACTAAGGAGAGCGTAATGGGCGAATTGAGCGTAACGGATAATGCATTCGATGGAATGCTGGCGGCAGTCAAGTCAGGAGACCGTGAAGGTCTGATGAAACTGTCTGGACAAACAGCAGACGATACTCCCAAAATGGGATTATCTCGGCTCAACATTAACTACGACACTGAGACTGACGAAGGTCAAACCCTCAAGAAAGGTGCGTGGAAGGTTTACTACGATGGAGAGTTTGTTTACGCAGACACTGTAGAGTTCCGTCCGTTATTGCGTACGTATGAGTGGAGTGTGTGGGATCAGGAAGAGGGTAAGTTTTCTTCTCGTTCTGTCCAAGCACCATCATTGGACTTTCAGTTTCCTGACATCACAGGTGGAAACAAGTGCGGCCGCTTATCTAAGTCAGAGGAGGAAGAGCTAGGGGATAAGCACCCTAAGACTTTGGCTTCTCGCCTTGCGACGTGTAATCAGGTGTTTTACGCCTTGATCACAATGACAGGCAAAACAGCGGAAGGTATGGAGGTTAAGATCGAAAACTATCCGGTCATGACTTACTTCAAGCGGTCCGGCTTCCGCCCTGCTCGTGAGGCGATTGAGCGTTTAGGTAAGAACACTCTCATGAATGAGGTTGTGTTTGAACTAACAACTAAGCGTAACAAGATGGGCAGTGTAACTTACTTCACTCCTGTGTTTACGCAAAAAGAAACTATCCCGATGAACGATGCGACGATGGAGACGATGACTATGTTCCTCGAGACAGTAAAGGCGTCTAACGCGAACATCCTCGAACAGCACAAGGAGGCTGTTAAGAGTAAGGTTAGTGAAGAGGAAGTTGACTTAGCGGCAGACTTTAACTGATGCTGGCGGAAGTTCAAGTTAAGAACTTCCTTCAAGCGGCCACGAGGGGGGAAGCATCGCTTTCCCCTTCTGTGCTTGAGGAGTTTGCACAGGAATGTCGAGAGGCACTCGAAAAACAATTTGACCGTAACCCGGAATGGCGGATACGTATGAGCGGGCTAGGACGGCCTCTCTGTCAACAGATACATGGACGTGATGGTAAAGATGAGGAGATGACTTACAACGCTATCCTACGCTTTCTCATCGGGGATCTTGTGGAGTGTGCCGTGATGGCGATCCTCAAGGGTGCCGGTGTAAAGATCGTAGAGGCACAGGGAAAGTGTCAGTTAGACGTTGGAGGTGAAACGGTACAGGGTACCCTCGATTTAATTATCGACGATCCTGTGGACGGAGAGAAGGTCTGGGACGTTAAGTCTGCTAGCCCGTACTCCTACGCACAAAAGTTTAGTAAAGGTTACGATAATCTTAAAGAAGACGACCCCTTCGGCTACCTCATGCAGGGACACCTGTACGCAGAGTCAAAGGGTAAAGACTTCGGCGGGTGGATCGTTGTGGATAAGTCGAGTGGCGAAATCCAGTTTGTTCAAGCCCCGGACGACCAGCAAGAAGACAGGGATCATTACATCTCTGAAGCTGGTAAAGTTGTTGAAGCCTTGATGTCCAACTTTAAATACAAGAAGCCGCCGATAGAGCCCGTTGATGAAGCCTTTACCTTGCAGGGTGAAAGGATTTTTACGGGGAATAAACTCTTGAGTAAGAACTGTACGTTTTGCGGTTACCGTAAGCACTGTTGGCCGAAGGCTGTACAGCACGAGAAGGTAACCTCTCGGGCAAAGAACAAACCTGTCGTCTGGTATCACACATTGAAGGTTAAGGAAATATGAAGACAGCAGATATCAAGAAGGTAGTCGAGCTACAGGGTAAGATTTTAAAACTCAAGGACCGCATCATGAAGGACGTAGAGCGGCACAACACGATGGTTATTGATGAGCTACGTCCGATGTTGGAGGGGGTATTACCCTCAACAATCTATCAAGTAGGGGACATGACCTACAAGAGGGGTAAACTCTTTTGTCAACTCGAGTGTCAGGACTACGGTCTCGGCATAAAGGCAGAGGGTTTGGCGACTCTCCGAAGAATTGTTGTGGAGGATAAAGATGCCCCTTCTGATGACACAGAAAGTGGACCGTCAGCTTCTGTATCTGAATGAGGGAGCTCACGCAGTTTACGTTGAAGCGGCAGACAAGAGTGCGGGCGACCCTTGGGTAAGATGGGCTCGGAACTTCGAGAGAGCGTTACCACTTACGATGTGGTCCCATTTTGGGACTTCGCTATCTCACGAAACCTTCGAGAGAGACTCCCGTACGTTTAGTGCGGAACATCAAAGGATTAATGAAGCGGTTCGGCAGGGGCGTGTCTTAATCTTTCCGGGGGATGAGTATAGTATCGCCTTGGATAGGTTGCTAAATACTAGCCCAAAATTAGCTGATAGAATTTCTCAATCGATACAGGGGCTTGCAAAGTTATGAGTAAACCACAACGCCATAAGTTCCGCTCGGATTACGAATTGAGTGTAGCAAAATACCTTGCAGAACAAGGAGTTAAGTACGAGTATGAGTCTGAAAAGCTCTCGTACCAACCGAAACTCAAGACTTATACCCCGGACTTTTACCTGCCGGAACAAGACATCTACGTGGAAGCCAAAGGGTTCTTCAGTCCTGCGGACCGACAGAAGATGTTGTTGGTGATTAAGCAGAATATGTTTTGCGACATACGGATGCTTTTCTTGCGAGCATCAAACAAACTGAACCGTTCTAGTAAGACGACCTATGGATCATGGTGTGATAAGCATGGTATCCTCTGGGCAGACAAGACAATACCACTGGAGTGGTTGGAGAAGAAAGCATGACAGACTTAACCCTAGATCAAGACAAATTGATTGCCCTCGAACAAGCCGGCCTACTGAAAGGGCGGTACTACATTGTATTGGAGCCAGTTGAAAGTGAAGATGAAGACGAGGATGGTTTTGCTGTCCGCGCATACGCAACTAAAGATTTTAAGATGGAAGATGATGATGAAAGTGGTCTGGACCCGACTTATGTGGTCCTTCAAGGATTACTTGGGGCACTCCACGAGCACTTCGACGACGTGTACGACATGGGATTGGAGAGGGTTACGTTGGAAGCACTCGGTGAAGTCGTCCCAGAAGAAGACCTGAAGCCGGAACATAAGGAACGCATCAAGTCGATGGAGGGTAATGTGATCATGGCGAACTTCGGTAACTTACAATGAGTGATTGGAAGAACCCCGCGCATTACCAGAAGAAAGACTTTGAAGCTATCGACGTGATTAAATCTGTTCTTACGGAAGAACAATTTACTGGATATCTTATCGGAAACTCGTTAAAATATTTGTTACGGATAAACGATAAAGACACCGTCGAGATGAATATAAGTAAAGCGGAATGGTACGCTAACCGCTTAGAAAAAGAACTGGAGAAATGATGGAACACATGTACTGCAACAAGATTGCGATTGATTACGACCGCGATGAGAACTTTTCGGCACAGGCCCTGAAGTTACTCACGGACTACTACATGTTGCCTGACGAGTCGAGCCCCCAAGAGGCATTTGCTCGTGCGGCTTTGGCTTATTGTGAGGGTGATTATGGATTTGCTCAACGTATATACGACTATGCAAGTCAGCGTTGGTTTATGTTTGCTAGTCCTGTTCTTAGTAATGCTCCGAGACTGGGGGATGACCCCAAAGGATTGCCCATTAGTTGCTTCCTTACTTACGTTGGCGATAATCTTGAGTCCCTTATCCATCATAATAGTGAGGTTGCTTGGCTCTCCGTGAAGGGCGGAGGTGTCGGGGGACACTGGTCTGACGTACGTGGCATCTCGGATAAAGCACCGGGACCCATCCCTTTCATGAAAGTTGTCGACTCCGGTATGACAGCTTGGAAGCAAGGGCGTACCCGCAAGGGATCGTACGCCGCATACCTCGACGTGTCTCACCCAGACATCATCGAGTTTCTCAACTTTAAAGTACCCACTGGCGATACCAACAGGAAGTGTCTTAACCTGTTTAACGCCGTAAACATTACAGATGCTTTTATGGAGGCAGTAGAACATGGAACAGAATGGCAATTACGAGACCCTAATGAAGGAGATGTCCGAGATTCAATCCCAGCTAGAGAACTGTGGCAAAGAATACTCGAAGCTCGTTTCAGAACTGGGTCTCCTTATCTCCACTTCATCGACGAATCCAACCGACAGTTACCAGATACTCAAAAAGCACTTGGACTCGCAGTTAGAGGCTCTAACCTTTGCTCTGAGATCACTCTCCCTACATCTGAAGAACGCACGGCAGTCTGTTGTCTCTCCTCAGTCAACCTCGAAAAGTACGACGAGTGGAAAGGAACAGGAATGGTTGCAGACCTTGTGCGATTCTTGGACAACGTCCTTGAATTCTTTATCCGAAATGCACCGCCAGAGTTATCAAAAGCTGTTTACTCAGCTAAACGGGAAAGATCAATCGGCTTAGGAGCGATGGGTTGGCATGGGTATTTACAGCAGAATGGTATCTCGTGGGAGGGCCTCGGCGCGAAGTTTGCGAACCAAAGGATATTTGCCGACATACACGCAAAGGCTCATGAGGAAAGTTTGCGTCTTGGCAAAGAGAAGGGTGAGGCACCTGACATGGCTGGTACGGGACTTAGGAACGCTCACCTTCTCGCTATCGCTCCAAACGCTAATTCTTCTATTCTCTGCGGGTGTAGTGCTAGCATTGAGCCTATTAAGTCTAATGCTTATACCCATCGTACTCGTGCGGGTGCTCACCTCGTCAAGAACCCGAACCTCGAGGAGGTCTTAGATGCTCTCGGAAAGAATGATCAAGAAACGTGGAAAAGCATCGTTAATGCTCAAGGCTCTGCTCAGCACTTGGAGTTTCTGTCGGATGAACAGAGGGACGTTTTTAAAACTGCATATGAAATCGATCAAGGGGCCGTCGTTGACCACGCGGGTGATCGACAACCCTACGTTTGCCAAGCACAATCCGTCAATCTATTTTTCCCTGCTGGTTCGCCGGCGTCTTATGTTAACTCGGTACACCTTCGCGCATGGAAGTCTAAACTCAAATCCCTTTATTACCTCCGCACAGATGCGGGTGTCGAGGCAGACAAAGTTGGAGTCGCAGTTGAAAGAGTGGCTCTACAAGACGCGGAAGAGTGCTTGTCATGTCACGGCTAGAACCTGACAACAAGTGCAGTATCTGCCACTGTGAGTTTGACATGGAGTCTGAGGGCGGAGTACAAGGCTACATCGGGATCATCCCCTTTAGCCTCTGCCCGATGTGCTACAGTGGTATGATGGATATGTACGACCAACTAAACGGAGACTTGGATGACAACGAAGACAGACAAGAGATACAGGGAGATGACGAGGACTAACGCCGGGAAAGGCTCTGCTCTTCGCCCGATGGATAAGAAAAAGTACAACGATAACTGGGAAAGGATATTTGGTGATGCACAAACTACGGAAGAAAATGCTAAAGCTTTACCACCGGATCTTGAAAGCTTCGGTCAAGAGAAAATTTGACAAGGCTGATGATCTCAATTGGAAGCTATTACAACTCGAAATTAAATTGAAACAGCTTGACGACCTCGAGGGGAAGTCTTAACATAGGTACTGGGATGTGAGTTTTCTCCCTAAGCCGGATTGATCCCCGGCGTTTTGTGGCCCCGAAAGGGGCCTTTTTTTCCACTAACAAAAACAAGGACTTACGATGTCTTTACTAGAAGAATCAAAGGTTTATAAACCATTCAAGTATCCGTGGGCTGTCGAGTACGCAGTTTCTCATGAGAAGGTCCACTGGGGAGAATGGGAGGCAAAACTGCAAGAGGATGTGGCACAGTGGCAAGGGGGCAAGCTCTCGGCACAGGAGAAGCACCACATCACTCAGATACTCAAGTTGTTTACCCAGTCAGATGTACAGGTAGGAACGAACTACCTCGAGTACTACATCCCGAAACTGAAGAACAATGAGATTCGTGCGATGCTCACGTCATTCGCCAATAGAGAATTCGTCCACCAGCGTAGCTACGCCCTGCTCAATGACACCCTCGGGTTACCGGAGTCAGAGTTCTCAGCCTTCCGCGAGTACAAAGCGATGGCAGACAAGGTAGACTACATGGGCGAGATTGACATGCACTCCCACGCAGGGATTGCGAAGGCTATTGCTCGCTCTGTCATGAATGAGGGTATGAGCCTCTTCAGTGCGTTTGCGATGCTCCTGAACTACCAGCGGTTTGGTAAGATGCGGGGCATGTGTGAGATTGTCGAGTGGAGCATACGAGATGAGAGTATGCACTGCGAAGGTATGGTCAAGTTATTTAGGGAGTTTTGTGATGAACATCCTCGAATTGTTACAGATGAATTTAAAAAAGATATCTACGAAATGTTCCGAGGTGGTGTCGCTCTCGAAGACAAAGTTATCGACAATGCGTACGAGATGGGAGAGATTGAAGGAGTTAGTGCGGAAGAAATTAAGCAGTACATCCGATACCTAGCAGACCGTCGTCTCATCATGCTCGGCTTGAAGGGTAACTGGAAGGTCAAGGAGAACCCCGTAGAGTGGCTCGACTGGGTAATCAATGGGGCGAGTCACAAGAACTTCTTTGAGGGCACTGTGACGGACTACAATGCGAATGGGATGGCAGGTGACTTTGGTTGGGAGGCCGCATGACAGACGCACGTGTTCAGAAGATGTTGGACCGGCTCAAGTTACAGATGGAAGCGTGTGAGTTAAACCCTACGTTGGGTAACAAGCAAGTCCTTGCAGATGCTCACAAGATGATATACGATCTACGGAACAAACTACGTTTCCGGAGAGACTATGATCGAGATAACGCCCACTGACGCACAAATAAAAGAAGCACGACTACAGGGGAGCTCGACGGGGCTCCAAGGTAGTATCACACGGGGTGCCGGCGGTCCAGCCGGCTTTCTCGGTGAGATCCTCATACGAGACTACTTGGATTATAAACACGCCCCTACCCCTCACTATGACTTGTACAATAGTCAAGGCACCAGAATCGATGTGAAGACCAAGCGGTGTACGTCTGCTCCCAAGCAATACTATGAGTGTAGTATCGCCGCCCACGGTACCAAGCAAGAATGTGATGAATATATCTTCGTGCGGGTGTTAAATAACTTGCGTAAAGCGTGGATACTTGGTAGGATTTCAAAAGATGAGTACTTCGAGAAAGCTGTACGACACAAGAAGGGCGAACGGGACGAGAGCAACGGATTTACTTTCAAAGCAGATTGCTACAACCTACCGATAAGTGACTTATGGAAAATAAAGCAAGACTCCTCAGTTTTAACATCGAATTGAATAGGGACGGAAATGTCGAATTTAATCTTGACTGTGTTGACACTCCTAGCCTCGAACGGGAATTACGTAAACTTGGCGACCCGAATTACGGATATACCATCGGCAATATTGTGCGACACTACTTCCGAACATTGCAAGATAAAGTCAGAGAAGAGCGGGCATAAAAAAACCCCGGAGATTAGTCCGGGGCAAGGTTCTTAGAGTTATAACTTTTTTATTGTTGTGTAACCTAGTCGCTACCCATCGCCGGCTTACGGTTGGGGGTACTATACTCTTTCATAGCCTTCCCCCCTTTTTTCATGTAACCCATTCGATTGCGGACGTCCTTCGGTAACTTACCCAGTCCCTTGTTGTCTTCCGGTACAGCCTTGAGATCTTTCATCTTACTTCGCCTTCCCGCCATACATCATTCCTGATGTTTCCTGTGGTGCAGGTGCTCTTTCCGCCATGCCCATTTCCTGTAGAATTCCCTTGATTATCGGGCCATCTCCCTTTGGAGAACTGGAAGCTTTCATAAAGCGTTGGATTGCCGCCTTATCTCCATCTTCTTTTGCTTTCTTAATCTCGCGTTGTAAGTCTTCTCGGCGTTGCTGTTGCATTGCTTCCTTGTCTTTAGCCGTGGCTTGACCTGTAGCTACACGTGACTGTGTTTCGGCATTCGCCATCGCATCGCCGCCACTTTGCATCTTCTTACGTGAGTCGCCGCCATACATCATAGGCTTGCGCGGCTGGTTTGAGTACATTTTAGTTTTCATGGGTTAAGCTCCTTGAGGGATTAAGTTTTGCATTTGTGCGTCAACCGCCGCTGGCTGTTGATTCTGTTGAGGCTCTTGTTGGTCAGCCTCGTATTGCTGGAGGGCTTGGTTCTTCGCCATCTGGGAGATGAGTACACGTACCCACTCTGCCTCAGAATCCATCTTGAAGTCCTTCGCCTTGATCATCTTGAGAACCTCTCGACCTACCTTAGGGTTGAAGAGCATCATCTTCGTGAGTTCGAGGTTGTTTAGTCGGGCGTTACGGATAGCCGCTTCAGAGATAAGCCACCGCATCGAGATTACGCCACGCATGAAGGACGTACCACGGGAAAGGAGAGACTCAGCAGACAGAGGAAGAGCGATGCCCTTCACGTTGATGTCGCCTGTCTTCACATCCACCGTGAATAAGTCCGTACCAATCATCTGAAGGTGTTCGTAGGTTTCGTTACCGAGTAGCTCACGGATGAGAGTTTCTTGGCGTGTGCGAGATACACGGTCACCATTCAAACCGAGGACTTGGAGTAGGGAGTTCGCATCGATTTGCGTACCCTGCTGTACGACAGATATAACTTCACCTGTTTCCTCGTCAATCTCACGGTAAGCTCGCTGGGCTCCCGCCTTCGTTACCTTGCTGAAGAGGTAGTCGATAACTGCCTGTTCCTTGACTTGATCAAAGGCATCTACCGCAACCTGACGGTCTACACCCCGCGCAACCTGCTCTGCAACGTAGTCTTCACGCATCTGGGAGATTCGACGTAGGCCACCCTCCTTGAGAGTCTCCTCGACGATACCTTCCCCAATACCACCACTGTATCCCTTGAATCTTTCTACGAAGTTCTTACGGGTAGCAATTTCTTGGCCTTCTTTTGTTGTGAAGTCGTCCATCGCCTCACGTAGTTTACGCGCATCTTCCTCTAAGCCACGCTTGAATTCGATCAGGGCATCCCGGAAACGCTTGTCTACCACCATGCCTGCATCGAAGTCGATGGAGTCGACAACGGTAGGATCAATGATGGGTTGGCCGTTCACGTCACGGAACATAAAGTTGCCTCGACCATCTGGCTTGAGGAATAGCTCGAGTCGCCCGGAAGTTGTTGCCGTAGTCCCTTGGCGGAGAGCACGTTCGATTTCTTCCGCTTTCTCCGGTACAATCATCGTGGAGGGAAGTACGCTCGTACCGTCTCTCCTGATCCCGAGCAATAGTTCACGTAGCTTACCGCTACCCGCAGTACGCGCAAGTTCTTCTTGTACGTACATTGTGAAGAGGTTACGGATCTCCTTGCCTTCTGGGGTTGTGACGTCGAGGGGCTTACCACCCGTGAGTAACTCGAGGGCGTTGTTGACACCTTCCCGGAGGTCTGCCGCATTGGCGTCTGGCTTCACACCCATCTCCGTGAGGAAACGGTTGAATGCTTCTGGCATCGGGAGGTCTTCATCACTACGGACAATGGCCTTGATACGGGGTGACATCTCACGGAAAGGCTTGATGTACCGCTGTTTGTACGCCGTACGTGCCGCAGAGTATGCGTCTGACCATCCGTCGAGAGGTTCTTTAGCCGCCGGGTTGTAGAAGTCGAGGAAGAAGCCCGTCTCTGCTTGTGCAAGTAGCTCTTCCCGTAGCATCGCCGCTGTCCGAGCACCCGGTTTAAATCCTGCGGCCTTCTCGGCGGCTGTTGCCCCGATAGCAGACGTGAGGTGCATGAAAGATGTGGGGTCGAGGCCGAGGCGTGGCTCGATACGGGCGTAGTCCTCAGGGTCCATGAGACCTTTGTAGTTGTCTTGGATGTGTCGGCGTAGCTCGATGAACTGGTCGATAGGCGATGCACCTTCGGGTAGGTCCGCCTCCTCGAAGATTTTAGCTACGGTATCTGCACCGAGAACCTCTTCCACTTGGTTCATGTACTCACGTGCAGAAGTGTTGAAGATCGCACCGACACCCTTGTTCAAGCGGGCATCGAGATTTAATTTTGCGAGGTAACGAGAAGCTTGCGTACCTTCTTCTTGCACCCCTGTCACGTTGATCAGGGCACGTGCGTCGAAAAAGATCTGGTCTTCCTCCCCACCACGTAAGAGCATCTGGTCGAAGATGTCCGTCATGTCGATACGTGCACCCCTAAACTCTGGGTTGTCACGTAGGTCGTTAAACATTGCAGATACGGAGTCGTACTCCTGTTTTTCACGACGGTTGACAAAGTTAAGGAAGTTCTTGTTTGTCGTAACTTGCTTACCTTCGGGGTCGAAGTTGTATCGTACTGCCCGGTCACTCGCTTCAGTGACACGACGCTGTAGGTCTACGTAGTACTCTTGGATAATCTCAGCATCTGTGCGGAGTTGTCCGTCAGCCTCTACACCTGTACGGAAAGCACGGATGTACCGGATCTTGTCTGTTTCGATTAGGTCGTACAGAGATTTCTCGTCGATGAGGATCTCTCCCATCGCGTCGGAAGTGAGGTTACCGGACAAGAATGTCATGAGGAGGTTTTCCCGATCATCCAAGATCTGGTTCATCTCTGTCATTTCTTTCGTGAGGGAAGTCCCCATCCGGTCGTATGACTCTACCAGTGTACCGAGCATACGATCTGCATCATTCTTCGGGTCGTACGAGTCGCTGTAGGTGTAGAAACGCAGGGAATCAAACATCTCCGCCATACTCTGGTGCTTGACCTGCTGTTGTGCGAGGGTCGCTTCAATGTCGGCGAGCCCCTTCGACAACTTACCCGCATCAGACTGGATATCTATGGTGTCACCGAGTTGTGTCTTTTTGAGATGTTCCATAGAGAGTAGGCCAGACATCGCGAAGAATGCTTCGTCAAAATCACTCGGGTTGAATACCCGCTGTCCTGCACGGGGATGACCCTCAGGGAATATGAAGCTACCCATGCGCTCATTCAATTCTGCACGGTATTCCGCAAAACCGAGGATCTGTTCTTGTAACTCAGGAGGAGCTTTCTCTATGTGCCGGCGTAACTTTGCCGCCGCCTTACGTGTCTTGGTCTCTTCACCTGACGAGGTCAATCCAATCATGATGTCTTCAAACGTAGCACCCGCAGAGCGGCGTACTCCGGGGAGTGTCGTGAGGATTGCACCGAGGGCCCCGCCGAGGGACGATGTCATGTCGTCGCCCTCAGGCCCGTAGTTGTAGAGTAACTGGTACGTTGTTGCGTACGCCCCTGTTGCGATTCCCTCGTCCTTCAAGAATTGCTTGACCTTCGGGGGGAACAGGGTATCTTCCCGTAACTCTTTCAGTTGGGTGCGTAACTTGTCCCGCTTCGTACGGAGAGACGCGATGTACGCTGGCTTGCGCTTGTTTTGGATAGCGAGCTCGAGCTTTTCCTCTACGTCCGTGAGTTCGGTGTTACGCTTCGTGATCTGGGGTCCGAGGAGTTTCTGACGGAATGGTCCCGGTAGCATCGCCCGTGTTTGGGCGTCGAAGTCGAGTCCGTCTGCGAGGAATGCCCGCGACAGCTTACCACCGCCACGCTCATCGACGAACTTCTTGATGATGGTGTTGGTGTCCATCCCTGTGTCTTCGAGAATCTGGATTGCATCCTCGAGCTTGGTCGGCTTAAACCCACGGTCGTATTTACCGAGTTGGGTTGCGAAACCGTCATCTGCGAGTCGGCCGGTTGCCGTCTCCATGATGTAGTCAGAGAGTTTCTGTGACTGACGCATCGCGAGGTAGCGGCTTGCACCGAGAACTGTTGTACCTGTGACGGCAGTCTCAGCGAGTAGGCGACTTGCTTGCGTCAACAAATCTGGGGAGTACGTGAGGAGTTGCTCTACCTGCTCGAGGGGTAGACCGAGGTCTTTCGAGAGGGAGTCAGCTACGTACTCAAATTCGATTGGGTCGTAGGCATCACCGGCGATAATCTTCGCGAGTTCATCTCGTGACTTTTCAATAACACCCTCGTCTCCGAAGGGAACTTTCTCTTCCGCAAACAAGTTGTTGATCTTGCCCATCGCTTGCAACCAGTACATCGGGATGGACGCAGTGATGTCTGCCACTACAGGAGGAGTGTGGGTTACGAGGTTACCGACAAATGACGCAGTGTCTTGGAACTGGGAACCGATACGCTGTCGCTCAATCGCACCGAAGGGAGCACCGTACAGAGCTTGCTGACGCATCTGGTAGGTACGACGCTGGGAATCCTTCATGCCTGATAGCTTGAGGAGTTCCTCGTAGTTAGCCATCCCACCCTTCTCACTCTCAATACGGGAGAAGAATGCAACAACAGGATTCTGGTCTTCCTTCATCATGTTACGGTATCCCGTGTCGATGATGTTGGGGTTCATCGGGCCATCTTCACCGAAGAAGTGGTAGATGCCAGACTTATTGTCGAAGGTCTCTACCATGTAGGCGAGACGCTGTTCGAGGCTGAAGTTCGGGGGGAATGTTTTGACAGTACCGGGAACATACTTGTAGGCTGTTGCCGCACCTTCTTCATTGTTGAGTACTTCGCGGCCATCTTCCCCGATAGTGGGGATAGCAAAACCACGAGCATTCATGATGGCTTTCTCACGGGCATTATCCGCCTCGTCATCACCCTTACGGAACACACCATTCCAGTAGAGGCCACCCATCTCTTTGATTGCGGATTGAATTTCTTCTTGGCTCGTGAGAGTGCCGTCGGCAATACGGTCCTTTACGGAGCGTGGTAGCACGAGGGGTCCTTGCATCGAACCGAATTGCTTGAGGGCAGAAGGCCCCGTTGCAACCGCTTCTCCGACAGGCTCTTCCGCAACGGGCTGTGGCGGGGCTTCGGCGAGGACTTGGTCAGGATCTACGGGTTCTGGTAGCCCCAAGTTGACAGAGTCCTGTGAGGGTTGCTCGGGGGCAACCTCCTCAACAACAGGCTGTTCCGGCTGGATAGCGATCTGTTGGTCTTCCACAGGTTGTTCTACCGGAGCTACAACCGGCTCTTCTACCGGAGCTACTACGGGTTCTTGCACGGGTTGTACAGGAGTTGCCGCCATATCTTCTACGACGACTTCGTTCTGCTGTTCTGCCATTGAGTGTATCTACCTTAAAGTCGATTTCCGGGGCGTTCTGTCTCTTCTACAACAGGTGCGGTACGTGTTTCGGCGGGGGTTTGTACGGGCGTTGCAGGAGTTTCTTGGTCTCCTCCGCTGTACATATTGAGGATTGCGGAGTCATCAGCCGCTTGTTGCGTCACTACCGCTTGGGTTGTGACATTGGATGTTGACCTACCGAGGAAACGGCGTACGTTTGTTTTAGCACCGGGTGCGAGACGGGTGTAGTAGTGGGTCGCAATAATTTGCGCTGTATCCCCACCAGTATACCCCTCAATCGTAGCCATTGTAAACTCTGCTCTTTCAGCGAGTCGGGACGATACCGCCAAGACTGAGGCAGGGTTTGCAGTGTAGCCACTTGCCGCGATAGCTTGGTCAGCTTGCTCCCTATCTTGGTCAGACAGACGTCCGTTCGGGTCCATCATTGCCGCGTAGGCGTAGGACTGCATCTTGAGGTTGAGGTTGACGAGGGCGGCGAGTTGTGATTCTTCACTCCCTTGAAGACCTGTGAGCTCCTGTGTGAGTGTCTGGACAATATCCGAACTCGAGACAGTCGACTCGACAATTTGCCCCGCCTCAGTGGACAGGGCCGCTGTTTCAATACCCCCGAGTGTCTGGAGGAGGTACTGGGCACCAGCCTTTAGTCGTGTGATCTGGAGGGGTATACCCACAGGGGCACCCTCACCACCAGCCGCTTCTGGGGCTAGCAATTGTACAAGTTGAGCATGGGTACTGAGTACCTGCTCTGCCTTACGGTATCTTGCGTCAAAACCGTCGTAGTTGTTGTTACCCGTGATGTCTTCATAACGAGCCTTCGCATCCTTACCGCCCCCGATATCAGTGAACGAGAGGGCAGTGTTGACGGACGTTGATGGGATCGCAGTACGTAGTGCGAGGATCTTGTCGTTGTGGGTCTCATAGTACCCGAGGTTCTGTACGAGTTTTGTGCGATCCTGCGTGAGTAGAGAGGGGAAACGGAACTGTAGCTCCGTGCCTGACGCTGTTGGCTCTACGAAGGTCTCATTCATGAGGAGGGTACGGCTGTTGTTCATCGCATCGAAAGCTTTTTGTGCTGTTTCCGGGGATGATTGACGTGTGTTAGGGTCTTGGGAGCTCTCGAGTAGCTTGAGTACCTTAGGATGTCCCATACCGGAGTCTGTGCCGATCTTGGCAGTTGTTTGCATAAAAGCATCGGGGAGTGTGATGACGTCGTTGTTGTTTTGGTCCTGCTGTCCCGTGTCAACACCGAAGGCATCTGTTACCGTCGGGATATCGAGGAGCTCAACTTCCCCGTTAGTCAAAGGCTCCGCCGGAGCATTTACCGCTATACCATTTCGGGCGTTTGCGATACCGATAACACGCTCGCTGATACCTGACTTCTTAAGTGCTTCACGAATCTTCGGATGTTTTTCCGCGTATGCTGTCAATTCAGGGAAATAGTTCAGGACAGGACGCAACTTACGGGTGCTACCCTCGACTTGGTCTGCTGTCTCGAGTTGCCACGTGTCGATTAAACCGGGTAGTGCCCCTACAAAGTAATCGAGGGCTTGAGGATTGGTGTCATAAATTTCAATCGCCCGGTCAATAACCTCAGGATTAAACTCATCTTGGAGAAGAATCCGGAGGTTTTCTGTGGCATTCCGCACGGTTCCCGACACGGTAGATTGGCGGCCGAACACAAAATCTTCGCCCCGCTTCATGTTCTTCATCTCTTCTCCCGACATTGGTAGGGAGCCGTCTCGAGTGAGGTCGATAACTTTTGCCGTAAACTTGTTCGGGTCCTTTGCGACATCCGCACCGAGATCACGGGCGAAGTAGTAGTTTGGGGTGAGGGGGAGGTCTGTTTCCGTATCTGTTGGGGGGCCTACTTCTTCAGCCGCCCGAGGTTTAACAGAAATCTGAAATCCGCCAGTTACATTCTGTACTTCCACATTCGCCGTATCTTCAGTGAGGCCGGCCGCCTTAATTAGCTTAGGACGTGCCGCTTCAACCTCTGCCTCTGTTGTGTATACAGGGCCTTGATCTACCTCAGTCTTTTGCTTCGTAACAACACGGAAGCCCTTGCCATCGGAGGTGCTCTCGGCAAAGGACACGAGTTTGCTATCAGTCCCACGTAATGTATTGAGCTCCCCTGCCTTATTCTCCGCATCGGTGGCATCAGTAAACAGGAGAGTATCTGAGTCTTTTAAATCACGGGTACCAATCTTAAACTTGTCCGGCTGTCCTTCGACAGGCACGGGGTAGTACTGGGTGCCAAATTCTTCGAGTTGGGTGTTGAGATTGATCGATTTATTCCGGGCATCGTCAAGAGTGAAGAACTCCGCCGGCATATCGAAACTCTTCACCTCGTAAGTATTGAGGTCGAGGATGTGGTATCGATTCGGGTCTGCCTGATAGTACTGGGCGAGGTTCTGTCCTGCCCGCCCCAATTTCTGGGTGTCTTCTTGGACCTTCAGAGCTTGTGCCCGCTCTTCTTCACGAACCTTAGCTTCTTCTGCGCGTTGTTCCTCTTCTCTCTTCGCTGTTTGATCTCTCTCAAACACGGCTTTTTCCGCCGCCGCCGCTCTCTCAGCCTTCTTCTTTTCAGCTTGCGCGGCCCGCTCTTCCTCGCCCATGAGGTTGTACTCTTTCGCCGCACCGAGGGCGAATGACATCAAGAAACTCATTCTTCAACTTCTCCGTCTTCTTCCGGCATTTCTACCATCTCTTCGTCTTCGAGCAATTCCTCGTCTTCTTCGACGGCCATAAACCCTTGCGACATCTTCGCCTTCATCTCACGGCCCTTGCGATCCCCTTCAGGTTCGTAGGTCATGAGGTAGTCATAGAATTCTGGGTTACGTGTACGCATGAGTTCGAGAAGGCTCGCATCACTCATCGTCGACTTCTTGTCTTGCATCGGGTCTTTCGCAAAGACCTTGACAGGGAGATTCTCATCTTCCGCAATGCCCATCATGTAAATCGCGAGGGGGGCCTTGATGAGTTCTGCGAGGTCGGGATTAAACCGCCCGTCCATGAACCCAGCCATCGTGATGGAGTGGACGATCTCTTCTACAGAAACACCCGCCAACATCAGCTTCACGTAGCGGTCCCGTGTTTCCGGAACCTCGAGCTTATCGATGATCATATCGACAGCCTCGTCCGCATCCGCGTGCTGTGGGGGTTTGTCCCACGCCCACTTACCGGGGGGCTGTGTCAAAGACCAGCCCGGTACGGGTTTCATGAACGGGTCGGCATTGATCGGGGCGGCGGGTTTTTTACGCATCATGACCGGAGGCTTCCTATCTTAGCTTCTTGTAAACTCTTCGTTGGACCACGACGTGCGATATTGGGGCGGACAACATTCAGGGCAGACTGTATCGAGGGGTTGTTCGACTGGTTGAGTTTACGGTAAGCATCCTGAACACGGGCATTGTTTGTCCCCGAGTAGGCTTGCACCTGCCCCGGCCCGCCGAGACGGGTGTTGACCGAAGACCCACCAGCGGACACGCCTTTTTGGACGGGCATCGGTGTCCCCTGCTGTTGCTGGCCTCCCGTGAGGGCATTGGTTGCCGCCCCCGTCGCGAAGTTAATAGCCGTCTCCTCGAGGAAGCTGTCCTTGATGTAGTCGTTGTAAAATCCGGTTGCGTAACTAACACCAGCCATCGCGGCGTAGTTTAAACCCTTTCCGCCACCGAAAAGATTGGCTGTACCTACCGTGGTATCTAACCAGTTAGTGGCCTTCGCCAAACCTGTCGTAAACCAACTCATATCTTTTTACACCTTAACTAAATATCGCGCGGATTGCCGCCTTGCCCAACTCTGTGGCAAGACCGTCTTTAACCTGCTTGTCGTAAATACTTTGATTGTCCGCAATTTCCATCGCGAGCATACCGAGTTCGTGCTCCCGTTGCGTCGCATTCTCTGCCATCTGGAACAACCATCCCGCTTCATCACGGTATCGTTGCCACAGGTTATTCTGGGCAGTTGCCGTGAGTTCGAGTAGGTTCTGCACATTTACGCGATTTTCTTCATTCTTGAGTGCGGTGTTCGCCGTATTAACTTCCCGACGCCACTGCGCGTTTGACTGGTCAATCTGCACACGAAGCTGTGTCTCGAAACGCTCACGGGCATCATTCATCGACGCTTGGAACTGGGTCATCGAGTTTGCTTCGTTCACATTGAACTGCTCTTGGGCCGCAAGACGGTTGGCATTCGCATTCGATACCTGTACTTCCATCTCCGAGTAGAACTGGTCGAGTTGTGCCTGTGACGTTGCATTGAACTGGCGAGCCGCGTTCTGTGCCGCTTGGTTTGAGAACATCGCTTGCACTTCAGCTTGGTGCGTGAGTTCGACGGAGCGTTGCTCGTTGTTGAGATTCGCCATGTCCATCGAGAGGAATGACTGAGCGTTGACCACTGCCGCTTGCATCCGGGCGTCCAAGTTGGCACGGTCCATCGCCGCGTAGGTTGCCGCATTCTGGAGAGCCGCCTGCTGACGGTTGTTGAGGTTCGTGAGATCCATCGTGGCGTAGGTTTGTGCATCAGCCGCCGCAATGGGAATACCAGATTCCATGATTGCTTGCGTAACAGCGGCCGCGGCCATTGAGCTCGAGCCCAACCCACGCTGTGCCATCATCGCACCGACGTTACGTACCGCAGGGGCCGCCCACGCAGGGGCTGGCTTACCTTCCTCGAAAGACTTGAACAACTCGCCGAGTTGGTACTGGACAGTCGCCTTGTCAGAGACTTCCCCTTGTGCCGCTTCAGCGAGAGACTGCTGGGATACTGTCCCTTGGACGTCCCCCACCAATGACTCAGACGACAGCTTGCCCTTTACGGCTACTGCTTCGGGAGTTCCTTCAACGGTGTAGGCATCGTATTGTGCGGCTGATGTTTTCTGGGGTACAGGAACGTCGAGGTTACTCGTAGACGCCTGTGCGGCCGTGACTTCAACAGGCTGTGTTGTGACGTCAGTACCGAGGAGTTCGTCCTCCTGTACTTCCTGTGTTACCGCAGTGTACTCTGTGCCTTCCGGAAGCGTAGGGGCAGTGCCAGTTACACCTGCCTGCTCCTTCATCTTATCGGCAATGGGTCGGTCAGCCCCCCCAATTGCTTTGACGACATCTGTAGCTGTTTCTGCCATTCTTACTTACCTTACTTTTTGTTCTTTGCGGAGGTAACAGACTCTGCTAAGCCACCACCGAAGTAGAAACCGACGATCATCAACATGATCTCACCTATCCAGAAGTCACCGATGATTTGCTTGACAGCATCAATGTCACCTTCACCCGCGAGAGTCATTGCGAGAACCAACACGAACATACTGAGGAACACTGCTGTGAACATGAGGGCGATGTAACGCTGGGCCAGTTTGAAGGGAGCGTAGGCGTTCATTAGGTCAATCTTCGCTTTAGACTTAGCGGCAATCTCCTCTTCACTTGATGTGTGCATATCATCAATGAGATCCATGCCCTTCTTGATGACATCACCACTACCGAGGATCTTACTTAAGATTCCAATCATGTTTGATCACCTGTTACATCTGTCTGTATGCACACCGCCTCGTAGTTGATCTTGGGCTTGGGTGCAGTTTCAATGAAGTACTGTCGAGCTTGGAAGCACTCAGCCATTGTCATGAATGGCCCCTGTGGATAGACGGCATATCCGCCTGATTGTATGAGAATGGCAAAAAGAACCCACATGGTTAGCTCCCCTTTGTGGTTATGAGCCAATATAGGAAGTAAGCGCATATCCCAACAGCAGAAAGGGTGGCAAGGGCAACAGCAATGCCAATAGTCCATTCTTTAATGAGTCTTTTCTTACGTGCCTTGGCCTGTGCGATACGTTTGCGTTCATTCTCTTTCAGTTGTTTTCGGTTGGTGATAAATCTCTGGTAATCCTCCCAAAGTCCCGGACGACCACTGTAGATAAATAGTTGTTTTATTTCAGCTTCTTTCTGCTTAATCTTCTCAAGCTCAAAGAAGTGTTCCATTGAACCTTCCTTGGCTTTCTGCTCAATGACTTCCTTGGCATCCGCGAGTTTTGTGAGTTGTGGACCCATCTCCCCGACAGACTGGATGTGACCCGCAAACTCCTTGATCGCACCAATAGCCTCATTAGCGATTTTAACTGCGGCTATGGCTTCAAAGATCATTGTCGTGCTTCTATGAGACGGTCAATTTTAGCGTCGAGGGCATCTAGGCGGTCCATGAGACGTTCCATGTCTTCCCTGACTTCGTCTTTACGTGCGTACTTCTCAGCGATACTGAGTTGGCACTGCACGATTTCTTCACGGGTCTTGTTGAGGAGGATGGATAGGCGATGCATCTCTGTGTGCATCTGTACACCGAACCAACCTACGATAGTGATGAGGGCGGATAAGACAATGTTCCAGAGCATCATGTCCATCGTTAGATTTCATCCGGCCAATCGTTAATAGGAGCATTCCCTGTTGGATTACCATCAGAGTCCACAGGAGTGTCATACAGAGCCATGAAAGCCGCATGGTCAGCCGCACCATTGATCGCTGTCTCAATGGTGTTAGAGGCTGTACGCACTGCCGCACGGTAGGTTGTAATCTCTGATGGCACTGTGTATCCAGACACCTCTGCCGCTTTGACAACATGCCAGTCTGTTGGAGCTAGGAGCGACCCTGCTGTCACCTTAGTCTGTGCAATGGCGTTGCTCTTGAGTCCTTTGGTCACCACTTGATTACCGTCTTCATCTAGTACAGGATTGCCGTTCTCGTCGACTGCATTGACATCATCCAGTGCCTTCTCGACTCCTGCTGACCAGTAGAAACGATTGTCGAATGGTACAGGCTGTAACGACTGATCCCAGACTAGACCGTGTGCAGTCTTCTCTGCGTCTGTCCAACGATTCCACGTTGCAGGATGTTTAACACCTTCGGCATCAGTCCAACCTCTGCCTTGCTTGATGACTCTACCTAAGTAAGTCCACATTAGTTGTTACCTCGCATTTGAATACTTGAATGGGTTTTCGGCAAATGCCATAAATACATATGTACCGCCTGACTGATTTCTAGCACTATTGTCTGTCCTTAACTTAAACCCATTAGACAAAAAATCATGAGCCACTGCGGTGCTATTGGCTGTTTCTTGATCTGATCCAGACTGTCCACTTGTATATAGTTCAGTGTCATTTGGATTAAAAGGCTCACGTGCGCTGTCATACTGAAACCAAAGATGCAGTGATCCGCTTGAAGCCAAAAACGTCATCAGGAAAGCGGGCCGAAAGCCACAATATACAAAAGGGCCGTCAGTTGATTGATTGCCGACAAAAGTTCCAAATTTACTATATCCGTCTACGTCAGCAAATGCATATGCTACATAATCAGACCCATTATTGTTGGCTAAGTTTGCTGTACCAACACTAAAAACATCCGCTGTTGGCGCTGTGTTATTCCAAACAGTGGTACTTGCAGTGAATCCAGTATTGTTATTATTTGTCAATTTGCCAAATTGTCCTGCGCCATAGCCTGAGTGGTAAACAACCCAGTCATTATTTACATCTAAATCTTTGGCTATAACCATTTGAGGAACAGCATTGAGGCCGTGACCAATTGTGCAAGCACCACCTGTTGAATGTTGCCCAACGTATTTGACAATGCTAAATCCTGCTTTTTGATTTGCACTAACCGTGACTGCGCCTGTTGTGGTTCCATCTGTGTTGCTAACAGCCGAACCATTTGCAAGCCAACTCCACCCTACAAAGTTGGTGGCGTTATTATTAAGCCCAACACCAGAGCCAGTGTTTATACCTCCACTCTGAAACGTCATTGTGTTCCAGTTAGCATCAGTCGTTATTTCTTTGTTCGTGTCTAAAAATAACGTAGCGTTAGAGCCTCTAACTGAATCAAAAATAGCTCCTCCAAATGAAGTGTTTCTTGCTTTTGTCCATAAAAACTCAGGTTGGAAATCGAGACCTGTTACCGACTGATTTGATGTGCCATCGCCTGTCCACAACAGTGTCCCAAAGTAATCTTCAGGACTCTCGCCCTGTGCAGGATCAATCACCGGATCAGGTAGGTTGGCTGTGCTGAGTGGTAAATATGCCATATCTAGTTCCTACGCAGGTGGATCGTATTTGAATGGTTGTTGGCCGAAATTGGCTTCCCAGATAACCCCGTTATAACCTTCAACTACCATGTACAAATTTCTACCATTCCTTGTGATTGTAAATGGTGCATTTGCGCCTGTTGATGGATTGCCTGAGTTAAACCAACTACCATTACGACC